TCGGATTTTTATGGGGCGGAGCGATAGCGGAGACCATATTTGTGTCGATAGGAATATTATCCCCGAGTATTTCAAGTGTGCACTTTTTTAAAGGAAAAAAAATACTATAAGTATATACTATGATGTTTAGTGATTAAAATTGAATATTTTGCATAATATACCACATAGAAGACTTACTAGTGAGATATAGACCGAATGCAAGAGTGACCGAAGGGAGTCTCTTGTGTGCGGGCTTAGCTTGGGGTGAAAGCCCAAGTTATTAAGAATAATTAACAAATTAATAATAGTAAGTATGATAGAGAAAGTGGTAGAAACAGAAGATCGCGGAAGAGTAATCATTGCAGAAGTACCGGCTGGTTATAGGTATGTATCGGATATACCTGACTTCAAGCTTCATGACTTCCCTCACATCCTGAACAAACAAATCCCAGGATGTGGATTTACGGAGTATTGTATTAGGAACGATGAGAACACAATCTTATGTAGTCCTAGAAAGATTCTCCTCCAGAACAAGTATGATCAGCACAAGGATGAGGTTTTCTTAGTGGTTAATGAATTTGAAGGGGATCCAAAAACTGATAAGGACCTAACTAAGATTGAAAGGCCTAGGTATAGTTCTTACGAGGACAAGAATAAGATTAGGAAGAAAAAGGAGGAACTTGAGAAGGCAAAGGAAAATTTTTTTCAGGAACTGACGAAGAAGTTGACAGGTTACGTTAATAAGTGCTTGTTTGATGAGAAACCGGTGAAAATACTAGTTACTTATGATTCTTACAGACTGGTTAAGGAGATACTTAAGTTCAATTATAGCAATGTTGACTTCAGGGTGGTAGTAGATGAGTTTCAAAGCATATTCACAGATAGTAAGTTTAAATCCGACACTGAGATGCAATTCATGGATCACTTACAGGGCGTTAGGAAAGTATGCTATGTTAGTGCTACACCAATGATTAAGAAATACCTCGATATGCTGGAGGAGTTTAAAGACCTTCCATACTATGAGCTAGACTGGTGTACATTAGATCATAACAGAGTGGATCAACCAAAGCTAACTGTTAAGAACTTAGTATCAGTTTATGTAGAGGCTGGCCCAATCATTAAGTCATATCTAGAGGGTAAGTTTGAATATAGGTATGTAAGGGATCCTGAGAGTGATAACGAAAAGGATGTTAAAAAGATAATATCAAAGGAAGCTGTATTTTATGTCAACTCTGTTAATAACATTACTAGTATTATCAAGAGGGCAGGATTAACACCGGATCAAGTGAACATCTTAGTAGCCAATACACAAGAGAATGTTAATAAGATAAAGAAAAGATTAGGCGCTAAATATAAGATTGGTAGAGTTCCGCTAAGAGATGAGCCAAGAAAAATGTTCACCTTCTGTACTAGAACCGTTTACCTTGGTGCTGACTTCTACTCCGACAATGCTAGGAGTTTTATAATTAGTGATGCCAACATAGATACCTTAGCTGTTGACATCACCTTAGACTTACCTCAGATATTGGGTAGACAGAGGTTAAAAGAAAATCCCTGGAAGAATGAGGCAATGCTATTCTTCAGACCAGTCTTAGATAGTAATGTAGTAGCGGAGGAGTATTTTAATAAAAAGATAGCAAAGAAGACAGAGAAGACAAAGAAGTTATTAGGTGTATTTGATAAAAGTGATCTGAGTGAGCAGGAGGCTTTGTCAGAGGTTTTTCAAGAAAATGCTAAGTACGGGCATTATAAGAGAAACTATGTGGCTGTTAATCAAGTAAAGAATCCCGATGGCAGTATTAAGCTTGTACCTGTTCTTAATAAATTAGTCAGAGTAGCGGAGCTTAGGTCTTATGAAATGCAGCAGGTTGATTATGCGAATCGTTTTACAGTCTTCAATGAACTTGGTAAGGTTAGTAATATTGGGACTGCTGAGAACTATACCGAATTCTTCAAGGAGTATGAGGCAATGAGAGATAGGAGGCAGAGGTTGAAGTATGTATGCGAATATTACTTTAACGGTGGCGAATTAGAGCCTCTACTTGACCTACTACCAGACAAGAGATTTAAGGAGTACTTGACAGTCTTAGGTCCAGAGAAATGTAGATCTTTTGGTTATAGACTTACCAGTTTAAATGACACTTTGAGTGTTAGAAGCTTTGATGTCTCTACAATAGAGGATAAGCTTTTTGAGGTGTTCGAAGTTGGTAAATCTTATACTAATAGTTATATTAAGAGTACATTGAATAAAATTTACAAAGATTTAGGTTATAAGGTAAAAGCAAAAGCAACAGATCTTAGTAAGTTCTTCAATACTAGAGGAGCATCTGTTCAAGATGGAGATAAGAGAGTTCATGGAATTAGATTATTATCAAAACTAGAAAAGAAAGAGGACAAAGAATGATTATAAACTTAACAATTCTGCAGGTGAAGTGCCCTAGTTTCTTTATAGTTGTAGATTAACTGTCTTTTTTCATATAGAGAATACAGAACATGATATTGATTCGTGTACTGTATTCTTTTTTATTCATGTTTTATGTCGAAGAGTAGTTTTGCTGGCTTAATCATTTCTCATCTCAGCAGTCAGGTGGGTAGTAGTGGCAGCAGTTATAATAGTTCCACACCTAATATTTCCAACATTGCGATAAGTAGTGCAGTGACGGAGTACTTAGTAGGGAACGTGAAGATTTCTATTTCTTATACTGGTACTGATCCTAGTGGTAAGCCGGATATAGTTAGTGACAGTGTAGGTGTAATAGGAAACGTAGCTCCCCCTTTCGGAACTACATTAAAGGATTGGTTAGGGTCATTGGAGTCTAACATAGTGAGTGGTCTTATGATTTCGAGTAGTCCTGGTCTAGTAGTGCCAGTTTCTCCTACTCCAGCATTTAGACCTGGATTGATTGTCCCTAACTTATATAGTATGATAGGGGACGGAAATAAGTCAGCCCAGATTATTGCATGGGAGGGTATTTGTAGTAGTATCTTAGTCTGGCTTAATAGTATAATACCGCCAACCTACCCAGCAACTCATCTTAGTAGTACTGGTGTTGCGGTATGTGGAAAAGTAGTAGTATAGGATGAAGAGATATTTATTAAGCACAGGTTCGAGTACTAGTAAGGTTGAATTATACATGTTAGACTTACTCAGGCTGAACATATCAATATTTAGTGGTGACATACCTAACAGTGCAGTGGGTTTTAATATCATCACGTCTAATATACACAAGGACGAGCTACTAGGGGCAATTGAGTCAAGATTACAATTACTAGTAGAGAATATTAACAAGAGAATGGGCTTACCTGGTTACACTATGAAGATTGATAGTGTTGAATTAGTAGGTCCATCTAATGCTCGTGTAATGGTGAGTATTAACAGCACCAAGGACACAGTAGATATTAATTTATAGTATGAGAAATTTACAGGATTATATTAACAAGTACTACACAATTGCCCAGAACTTAGGATATACAGGTGATAGTATTGAGGTGCTTGTACAGTTATTGGCAAATGCGTCATATATCAGTGAGGTAGAAAATGTTGCATACTTACAGGAATCGAGTCTTGAGAAATCTAGCCTCATTAATTCAAAGATTCAGCACTGTATGGATAATATGTATAGTGTGTTTAGAGGGTTATGTCCTAGGGTAGTTATGAAAATTCGTCCTACCTCTTATCTGACGTTGAAGCCTTTTGATCTTATCCAGCAGAGTTCAAGTTTCAGTGTATACTATCTTGGTTACTATAAGCTGATTCAACCTAGTTCTAATATTGGATTAAGTAGCAGTAGTAGGTCAGTAAGGGATAGTAATGTAATAAGTACTAGTGTTATTAGCAGTAGTAGTGAGAGTAGTGGCCAGGAAGAAAGTAGTATGAATAGGGGCGGGTCTAGTGAAGTTGATTATTCTAAACTATCAGGCCTAGATAATCTTAACCCTGAGAAGTATCCGGGTGAGTTTATCTATAGTGGTGTTACATTAAAGCCTAGTGTTAGTACTGAGTCTTATATTATCATCTGTCTTATTTCACCTACTATTCATCAAGTGGACAAGACGGTTAATACTAGAAATACATACTACATTGATTGCCCCATTGATAACTTGAGCAATGATGTACTAGTTAAGGTAAATGGTGAACAGGCTGAGGTGACTAGAAATTTTGCTGATCACATACTAAAGCCGAGTAAGTATGTATTTGACTTGACCCTTCCTAGCTTTGGTAGTAGGATTTATACAGCCAATTATTTTAGTACCCTTGATAGAACAGATAGGAGTGATTCGGTGGGTATTGAGGTTAACACAAAGATCAGCGCTACCTATTTTGAGTGGTCTAGACTGGAGGACTATAACCAATCAGAGCTTCGCAGATTATCATATAAAGGTGCAGAGCTAGTAGGATTTAATGATACCTGGCTCAGGAATAACATGTATAGTGAGTTAAGTCAAGGTAGTGGTCTCTGTTTTATCAAGGAAGTTGGGAGAGATGATCTTAATACAATACACTACAAGGCGAATAGAAATAGGTATGTGAATAGTATGGTGCGTAGTAATAATGACATTGGTACTATCTTAGAGGAGAACTTCCCACAGTACGTAAAGAATGGAGGTACTTCTTATGTTTTCAATACGCTGGGCAATAATTCTGGTAGTGAACTTAAAATCTACTACATACCAAAAGATGAGAGTAGATTAATTCCCGATACTAGTGATGATCCGGGTAAAGGCGTTAGTAGTATTTCTGATTTTATTGAGAAGGAGCAGGCATACTATATAATCACAAAGAATATCAAAGTCGAAAAGGGAGAAAGGTATACAGCAGAGTTTAACATATCACTAGAACTTTACAGAAACAGTACTGAGGACTTGAATGGTAGTATTGGTAGTATCTTGAAGAGTACGTACGAGAGAAAGTTTAATACTGTCTTCAATGATACAACAATAGAAGAGGTTAAGTCATTAATTAGTAAGTTTAGTAATATTAAGAGAATCAACAGCCTAGGTATTACATTCTTAGATTCTAGGGGTCAGGTAGTAAGTATGTCAGATATAGATCCAATCATTTCTTACTTTGATATTACCTACAATGTTAGTACTCTTGTCTCACATACACCAAGTAATTAATAAGTAGGATGAAAATATATATACCAAAACACTTAAGGGAAATTAAGATCATCGAGCAGCTTTACCAGATGATGACGTCTTATGGTGAGCAGGCAGTAGATGAGATAGATTCTTTTAGTGATTTTCAATGGAGCTTAAGTAATGATCCAGTTAAGAGATTCCTAGGCCTGTGTATACCGAAGAAAGATGATCAGACCAGTGAAGATTATAGTAGCAATATCAACTACCTAGCGACATTATTTTATAGTGTCAAAGGTACTTATAAGGTTTTTGATTATCTCTTGTACTATGGTGTGATTGATTCAGATAAGTCAAAGATCAACTATACAGCTAGGAGTATTAGTATTGAGATTGGTGAGATCTTGGTGGGGAAAGATTTATTCTGTAGTGCAATGGAGGATTTCTTAAAGACATTACTGTATTTTGAGTCTCTTGAAATTATAATCAATAGTGCTGGTATTAACTTAGAGGGTAGTATTGTTAATCACTTAGGTCATGGTGAAATATATTACCAGCATCATATAGCAGAATAATTATGATAGTAGAACATAAAGATAACCTGCGTGAATTAACTTTTGTAGTACTTGAAAATTCTAAAGACCTAGATAAGAGTTTAGTACAAGTTCATGCAAGTAGGTCAAGCTTATTAGGAGTTAGTGATTTTGCTGAGTATGGTTTAAAGTTTATTCCAAGTAAGTACAAGTTTAACAGTGATCCAGCTATTAATTATCTATCGGAGAAGTCTAGAGAGGTAGTAGGTCCTAGTATAGATGACTTAGAGAAGGTAGAGGGTACATTTCTTCCAACGGGCTCAAAAGTAAGTAAGGAGGAACTGTATGGTTATTTTGGAAGTATTGACATTAATAATCAAACCTTAACAATGATCAATATTCCTAGTGGCTATGATACTGTTTACTTATATGATTCCTACCCAGACCTAACAGAACTGGAACTAGAAACAGTTGGTGGCTTAAGAAGTTTTATACTACGCTCTACATGGAAGGTCTGTATAGGGCTAGATAAGGATGAGGCACAGAGTAAGAAATTATTGTGGCTAGTCTTAAGTGAGAATGGTAAAGTTAGTAATATCAACTTATCTCATCTCATGTGGTCTGGGAGTGATAATCCAGAGAGAAACTTATGTCAGTACTTGTTGAGAAATGACAAGAAGAAAGAGATAGATCACAAGGTAGACATAGTAGGATCTCTTGGTGGAACTGATATAGTGGTAGACAAGAATAGTGATACAATCTTAGGTAATAAGAAGATTAATAAACATCCTATCTTATCATCACTCTTAGGAAGGTTTAATCATCTTAATAGGTATGAGCCAAGGAGAGTATATAAGGAGGGCAGTATCATAGAGTATAACACAGATTCACTCTATGTCGCACTAAAAGATACTAGTGATCCACCAGTATCTAACAAGCCGAGATTAGCATTGAAACTTATCTGGGCACCCCTTAAGAGAGATAAAGATATTAACTATGACCCAACTAAGTGCTATGAAACTGGCAGTGAGGTTAGGTATGGGGGAAAGTCTTGGGTACTTACTAAGAACGCTCAAGTAGTAGTAGGTGGTCAGACATATACAAGCTTACTAAGACAGAAAACAACATGTCCTCCTAGTATAGATGGAGGTTGGATGGAGATAGTAAGTACAGTCTATAATCCAGCTTTTTCATACAGCATGCTCAGTAGGTGTAAGTATGATGGTTACTATTGGGTCTCACTAGCTGATAATAATATAGGAAACATACCAGGCATTAGTTGCGATAAGTGGATCTTAGAAGGTAGACTTAAGGATTACCACAAGAAGAAAATATCAGTGGTAGTGACTCCTGGCGATGGTGGTAAGATACTAGAACAGGATTTTGAAATACAGGATGGACAGAGAACATTAAGTATACCTGTTAAGTTGGGAAACTACTGCATCGACTATATTACCTTTGCAGACAGACACAACTACGAAAAAGAAGTAAGACTGTATGAAGGTGATAATAAGCTAGTCAATAATTTTATAGTCAACGGCTCTTCTAGTATGAGTGGTAGGTCTGGTCTATTGGATAATTATAGATTGAGTGGGTCTTATTTTGATGGGAACCTAGTAATAAATCTGGACTTAGAAAGTAGTGCGGGATATCATGGGATAGGTAATGAAGAAGAGTGGAAATCAATTCAATTTACTGCCCCTGATGGTTTTGAATTATTAAGTGCAGATACAAATACTCCTAGTGTGATGGAGGTATTAGAGTCTAGTAATTATCTTATCAATGTAGTACTGAAGAGGAATAGTGTAGTACCAGTTGTAAATCTTAAAATAAATGGTACAAAGCCAAGAAGTATGTATGATAATGATTTCTATACTAAATTCAGACATCCACTAGATACCACTATGTTTGATACGATTAGAAAGAATTATAAAAGTCTTGACCCTAGTGGATATTCATTTGGTCTTATGATGGTAGATGATAAGCCTGTTGGATATGATGGAAACTTTATGGACTCCTCAGGAAATTCAACAGGTGAGAGTGCATTTGTAGTTGAGACGGGTAATAACTTCTCATTTAAACTACTAGTAGATCCGAATAAGTACGAATTTGGTAGTATTGTTTCTAACTACTACGATCCATATGAGTCAGAATCTAGTATCTTACCTAAGACTGGTGAATTTATTAAGAGAAGGTTAAGTACTGAGAAATTTAGTGACCTTGAGTTTACTAGCCTTTATGTAGATGACCTGGTTGAGAAGAATGCATTTCCTATCTACACAGTGGAGCTTAATTCTAGAGTCTATACGATAAATATTGCTAAGTTTGATGGATTTGAGGTAAGTAGTTATTCAGAGTCTACAAATTATGGAGGTTCAGTTAAGTTTACTATCGCATCAGAACAGCATAAGGTACCTAAGATTAAGATACTAAAGGATGATGATACCAACTTATTATCAGGTGGTACATTAAGTCCTATGCAGAATAGATTTTATATTCCAGGCACAACAGTTCCGTATGTATCTCTTAATTCATATTTAATCAAGGGAGTGGTAGACGATAATAATAAACCAATACCGGGGAGTGATTATACGGGAACACCAGGTATTAGTAAGTATGGTTCCTTAGCGGAGAAGAACTTGACAGGTAAGCACGATATCATTATTAGTTTTGAGCATCCAGCAGGTTCAGCTAGTATCTATGAAGGGAACTATAAGATTTTTATAGGATATGATAATAAATAATAAAAGTATTAAGGGAATCTACAGGTATAACTCTAACGTCGAGTTTGAACCTGGTGATTTTGTACTTGATAGTGAGGTACTCTATAAGGTACTACAGACAACTAAAGGAAACATACCACGTACTAGCCCTGATTATTTTGAAGTCTATGTAGGAAATAATTGTACAAGTCTGGAGGAGTATAAGAAAGGTGCAATGAAAAAAGATTGTGTCTTGTCTGCAGTATCTCTGGACAGTATTCTTTCTTCTTACATGTCCGGTTATAATGAACAAGGATTCATCAGTAACAGAATAACTAGCGATCTTAAGATAATTTCATCCAGCTTCGCCAGTACAGAGGATGTAAGTGCTTATACAAATCCACTCGATGCGATATTATGTAAGAGTGACTTGAATAATGCAATATTTAATGTTGATCCTAATAGTGAGGTAGAGAAAATCTTGCCACGTACCGATGGTGAGACTGGTATTAGGTATGTACTTAGACAATATACATACATAGATTCTGATAGTGCATCTAGCGGTGATCCAAGTATTACTAGAATTCAAGAGCTTACTAAAATATCTAACTTAGCAGTAACAACCTTGTATAGGTATGTAATTAGTAGTGATGGTAGTTTCTCAATATCTGGCAGTACTACTTGGATGTCTAATGGTGTTGATCCTAATTTTCAGAAGGAGCTTAGTCAGGTAAGGGGTTATTATCTTAGCGAAATAGAGAAGTATAGAAAGCTTCAACTAGTAATGTCTAATAATTTCAGATTTAAGAGTCTAGATATTCCAAGTAATTCTAGTAGGATCGAAATACCATACGGAAAACTTAATAGCCTAGTAAAATCAGATAAGACCTTAGACGAAGTACCAACTACTTTCACTATTAGTACTGTTGATCTTCAGGGATTTCTTAGGGTTCATGATGTTACAGTGGAGCTTGGTACCTTGTTGAGAGCAAAGACAGCGGTTAGTTATAAAGTAGGTTGTTCTGATTCTGATATTGTACTAAGTGTTTCCTTCGATGACAAAAATAATAATGTTATATTTTCATTGAGTAGTGGTAACAGTAAGGCAATATTCCAGTCTTGTTATTATCAGCAATTTGTTAAGGATATAGATAGTAATGTAATTCTTAGCAAGGGGGTAAATCAGGTTACATTGAGGCCTAGAGATTTCCCTGGCATTACTGGAATTCCGCCAATGATATACATACATAAGTCAATACAGATAGATACACTAACGGTTAAAGGAACAGAAAGTAGGAAAGATACTATCGTTGTCAATGTTAGTGATATTGCCGAAACTGTTGAGTCATCTGGTAACACCTACACAGTTAGTCTATCACCTAATTCTGACCTAGGTTGTGATCTATCGTTTTCTGATGGTTATGAGAGGCTTACAATAAGAGTGACGCCAAAGAGTAACGGTGCAGAATCAAACATTACAAAGATTACAGTACATGGCTAAGATTAAGAAAAAGCTCGACATAAGTAGTGAGGGTATTTCTGACGTATATGTGGCGGGAGATATTATTGTGGATAGTACCTCAAATGGATTACTCAGGTACGATAATTACAATAGTCCTTACCGCCCAATTACTACGTCAGAGTTATTCAATAAGCTAGGTAGTCGTGGTTGGGATATTGCGGATAGGAAATATATAGACGGTGATAGGAAGCTTAGGAGGTCAGTAGCTAGTAGTGATGATAAAATGCTAGAAACTGGTTATTACATGGTCAGCCCAGGAAAAGAAATCACCGACAGTATAAAATCAGATCTAGAGAGTTATAAAGTCGAACACTCGGACATAATACAAATGTTCAAAAATATGAAAGAAAGTAAAACTGTGTACTTGTACAATTCATCTGAGCTGGTATTTGATATCTTAAATGATTCAGTAACGATGGACTTAGTAGGACCAGATCAGTATACAAGTACATTAAGTCTTGAGAATCTATTTAAGAAGGCCTCTGTTGGTGGTATCTCTGCTAAGGTTGACTTGAGTATTAAGTATTCAAAGGGCGATCAGATACATAGTCACAACATGGTATTTGAGGCATTTAAGTTCCCAGATACACCAGAAGAGATAGTAGGATATACAGGAAATAACTTCATTAAACCAATTAATAATGAGGTTAGCGTTGAGTATATTGATAACATACTTAGAGTTATTCCTGATGATTCTGAGATTGATGAATGTGTAATTAGTAATTGTACAGTAACGTATGGAAATTTATAATACTTATATGTTAGGTGCAGGTAAGTTGGTTGACTGTGAGTATGTACTTGTATATAACACAGAATCTTTCAGTAAGAGAGCTAATGATCTGTACGTAGACGGTATCAGTATTAGCAAGTCAAATTTCTTACCCCTACTTAGCAAGACGCCAGATAAGCGAGGTATTCATGAAGCAGTTGAGAAGATCCTGAAGGTAAAGAATAACTCGGGTGAACTTGTATATAATGTATCAGAAGTAAATAGGTCAACAGATCCCAGTAGTAAGTATTATTCTGACTTCATAGTAAGTAACAGGAAGGATAATATTGTTGGCCCTGATGGTTTTAATGTAATTGTATATCTATGTAGTAATGGAGGATTCGAATTAGTCCCCATTGGATTTTCAACATTCTTAGAGCCACAAGGTAGTAGTGTGTTTACAGAGTCTGGCAAGTATATGATCAGGAAGAACTACTATGTTAGAAATCTTCATATCTATATTGGCTTTGACAACCAGCTCTTATTTGATACAGAAAAATTAAACCTCCTCGATAATTTAAGTAGTACTGCAAATCTAAGCAAGAGAGACTTAAGGGGAACTGAGAACTGGAACTATGCAAGTGTAAGTAGTGCAAAGGAGAAAGTAGGTCACGTAGAAAGGCCACTATATACTAACAGAATCTATAGTACTGTAAGTGGAAGAGGTCAGTATATTTTCTCCGACACTAACTCATTTATACTTGACAGAAACAATAAGGTAATCGAGAAGACCAAACTTTGCATTAATAAGAACCTGCATGTAGATAGATTCAATAACGCATTTGGTAATTATCAGCTCGGTTTCTATAAGGGTGATCCAGCATTGTATGTATGGAATATAGGAAATAACTACTCAATCTATTCACTCGCTAGAAAGAACTTAGTAGGGAATACGGTTATGTATACTAATCCAGTAAACACAGGGAGACTTATCCTTAATAGTAGTGTTTATAGACTACCGAGCTATGATATCAACTATAAAAGTAAGATTGAGTTCTTTTCTGGAAACTTAGTACAAACTGCTCACACTAACAATGAAACTGGTGAGGTAGTGAGGAAAGTGTTTAATCTTGACTTGCAGGATAACCGGGATAATGACAATAATGCAGGGTGGATGAACTTTGGGGATGATCTTGCCTTGCTTGACCCATTAGACATCAAGAACCAAGTCAGAACTACTAAGAAACTAATATTCGCAACTAAGGAAGAGGCGGAGAAGTCAATTCCAGAGCTAACGGATATCTACTTTGATTTAGGTAGGTATAGCAGTGAGTGCAGTATTAATGTAGAGGGAAAAAGAGGTGAGTGGTTTATAATAGGTCACCCAACAATAGATATAAAGATCCTAACTAATATGACCAAGACAGTACTTATCAGGTCTAGTGAGTTAGGTGGCGTAATGTTTATAAATAATCAAGTCTTAATTATAAAGAACCCAAACCCTGATAGACTGAGCGAAATCACTTATACATTATTCGACAGTGATGGAAAGTTCATGACATCAGGAGCTAGTGATTATCTAAGTACATACTATAACAACTTAGATGCACTTAAGGAATATAAGGTACCTGGTAATAGAAAGAGGTTGATGATAGACAATAGCATTAATTCAACTAACAGTATCTTAGACTTGCAGAGGAGTTTCTTAGCTTACTTTAGGCGAAATACTCTTCCTACTTCCTTGACGGACTTTGAGATAATTGGTGGTCTCTGTGGTCTGGTGTTCTATAGGCTTGGTAGTCTTGTAAATTATTTGTAGTATATGAAAATAAAATTTAGCGAGTCTTTCTTGAGTAGGCTTGGAACAGTGGGTATAACAATGAGCTTTAGTGAGTATAAAGTTTGTGCACTGTTGAAAAAAGACCTCCTACTTGATGTAAATTCTCAGAGACAGGTAGTATCAGGTAAGTTTAATTATATCTGGGATGATGAGAGAAAAACTATGGACCTTACTTTCCCAGGTACTAAAGAGCTGAGAAAGGAGACAGGTAGTAATCCATTTGTTATCTACTTATTTGAAGATAGCTTGTATGAAGTAGTAGAGGGCCCTGCATTAGTATTGTACGGTGAAGATAGTTCAATGCTTAACTTAACAGGTAGTGGATTGAATCATATTACAGTCAAGTTTCCTCTCACCATGCTTGCTAATATTGTAAGTAGGGTAGAAGGTAAGAATCAGAAATACCTAGAGAGTAAGTCTAATGTGGTAGGTACTAATATATTTGTAGCTGATGGTAGAGAAGATGAGCTAGTTTCTAAGAATTCATATCTAAAATACGTCAGAAATAAAATAAGTACTAATAATATTCCTACCTACCTGAATAAAGATGGTAAGAAGATATTTAGTAGTAGTTATTATAAGAGATACAAGAAAATCAATATCTACTCAAGTAACTTAGTAGGTTATAAAGATAGTGATGGTACTCAGAACTATTACCTACCTAGCACCTCTGGAACAGTTACATTAAGCGGTGAGACTATTTATGATCTATATGAAGTAAAGGAGGGAAAGTTTATACTACAGAAGGAGAATGTGAAAGGTGATCTAAGTAATGTAGTATTAAAAGGATTAGGTAGTATTGATCAAGAAAAATTCAAGATAGTCGATAACAGGACTATTGAGTATATTGGGGTTGAGGATTCATCTACTACTAGTTTTCAAGGGAGGCTCTATTTTAAAGATGAGATGAAAGAGGGTCTACCTGTTCCACTAGTGTCAAACAAGATTAACCTATATCAGTATTCAACATGGGGTAAACCAAGTACCTCCACTAACCTATTTGAGGGTGGAAAGCAAGTATTTCTATTTGACAGTGAGGGTAATGCAGTAGGTACATCAAGGAGTGGTCTTACTAGGTATCATGAAATTGTAGTAAAGCTTAAGAAGAGAGTTGACTTGAACAGTATTAAAGTTACGCCAAATTCTCCACAGTGGTATGATTATTTTGGTACGATTATTACTAAGCTAGATGAAGAAGCTAAGAGTGGTGCACATCCTTATTTGATACAGATAGGAACTAGTAATAAAAATACAAGCTCATCCTGGTATCCGATGTCAGGTGGTACTAGTACTTTAATGTCATGTACTATTAGTCTTGGCCCTAATAATAAGATACAGTTCTATTGTGTACAGGGACCATCATTACCTATTGTCATTAGAGATATAACCACCAGAACAAATAGCCTAGATAAGAACAGTAAGGGTAACTATGTAGGTCACTTAGATGGTATAATCGGAAAGAAAAAGTCAGACTACTATGTAACATCTGAAAAATTAGTAGAGGGTTATAATACTTGGGTTTGTAGTTATAAATTCTTCAATGAATCTGTTAACTTTGTAGATAGACAAAGTGGAAAGATTGTAGAAACTGTAGGTGAGTCAGGTAAGATATCAATTACCTCTTATGATATGCCCAGTACAGAATCAGAACTTGAGATAGGTAGTGTTACTTTCAAGAGGGCTCCTACTAGTGGAGAAATAGATAACACAAACTGGAGAGATGTTATGTATGCAAATGCTGGATCTTGTAAGCTTGATCTTGTTATGGCTAGAGACACTTCATCTAGTTCTTATTCTACACTTACTAGCTCAACTCAGTATTTCTTAAAGGAGAGCGATAATAGTCTTAAAAGGCTTTACATGTTTGACTGGTCAGGAAAGACTTTTGAGAATACAGATAACCAAGACGTAGTTGAGCATTGGTTTGAGTTCTTAGTAGATGAGAATATACCTAGGAATAGTATTGTCTTAGAGAGTGGAAGGCTTGAAGAGTTTTTCAATATTAGAGTAGAATCAGCAGTTGAGAGTACTAAGAAGGCTGGGTGGTTTAAGTATAGGGTGATTATTACTACAAAAGGTACTAATAGTTCTAAGAGTAAATGGCTTCCTACTAATAGCTTAAATGAACCTGATATTATAAAGGCGAAGATAGAATTAAAATCTGCCATTAAGGATCATAAGATAGTCGAGGAATTTTATTGCATACAGGGATTTGAGATAGACCGGATTAATGTGTACGTAGAAAATAAGAAGCCGGAGTGGATAGAATTAACAGGAACTCATGGTGCAACCTCTGCAAGTAATAGTGGTCTTGACTTTGAATTTGAATCACAAGAGGATTTTGATAAGTATACTAGTAATGATAGTAAGTTAGAAAGACATTCAGTAGGCGATATAATAACACTTGGTAGGATTAAGTCAGGTATTAGAAGAGTTGAGAAATTCAAGATGCTAGTTAATACTTACAAGCCGTATAATAGTGAGAACGACTTTATTGATTTCAAGAGTAAAAATGAAACTGTAAACATTGCACTCTCTAGGCCGATCAACGACTATGTACACTGGAAAGAAGTAGGTATAAGAGGTAATAATCTGAAGGTAGTGTCTAGTAATCCAGATAACTTATTGAATCCAGAATTTATTAACCTAGGTGATGGAAAGTTTGTAGTATCTAACTCTGATAAAGACTTGTCGACTGCTAAGTATAAGATCGAACTTACTAACTCAGCTGACCCAGTAAAGACCCATGACATTAAAAGTACTTTCATAGTAGATAGAGTAAGTGATAATACAATAAAGGTAGAGGACTTGCTATCGGACTGGAAATACTTGATGATGAAGAATAATGGTGTGTCAACTGCTAATATAAGAACAAGAGTAAAGTCAGAAAGTTCAGAAGATAATATCATAGTTAGGACAGATGACAATAAGCTGTGGAATGGTATTAACGTACTTCCTCTTGACTATATTGGTATCTATCGAATATTTGTCAGTTGTACAGAGGAGTTTATTGTAACCTTAAGTGGAAATGATAGCCTACACTTTATTGACGAAAATAATAAGGTTCTGAAGAATACATTGAGCGTTGAGTTTGATAGGACAGCACCAGGTCAATATGTTCCAGTCTACTTAGTATTTGAGGGAGGTGAGAAGAATTCATTTAGAGCACCTTATCAGAACTTACAGACCGAGATTAATATATCATACAAGAAGGATCCAACTGTTAGCAAAACTGTCTTGCTTAGGAGATATTACATAGATAGTATTCCTAGTGAAGATGGCAGTGATCTAGGAACTATTACTAGTACAGGCGAATTACTTAAGTCTAGTATAGAATTAATTGGTGATGACCCTATTAGTAGTGCACTGATAAAGAGTGGATCAGGGAAGGATATTTTCTGTACCTATAACATCGAAGAAAAGGAGTATAGTTTCAGCCTTGCATATAAGTCTAGTATTGAAACAAAGCTAAGTACGTCAGTTAGTAGTAGGTCAGTTAGGGATACGATAGTTGACTTATCAGGTTTTGTTGGTAATAAGGTAAAGGTTGGTGGCAAGTATGATGGTAGTAATAAAGGCTATCGTTATACTAAGGAAAGCGTTGTGTATGAAGAGTATCCAAGCAAGATAAATCAGTCTTATCCAATACCTGTCATTGATACTGTTAAGCTTGAACAGGTAGGCACTGGAAAGAAGGTTGAGTATAATGTGTATAATAGGTTAATAGTACCTAGAGTGTCTATATCAAATATATACTCACAGCCAAGGTATAATAATAAGATCTATGTTACACCACCAACTCAAAACCATCATAACGTACTACCAGATCAGAAGTTACTAGTTGATATTTCAGTACCTGGTCAGAGCTTTAAAGTTAGAGTATTAAGAGGTGTGGTGGGTTTTAAGTTGCCTGAAGATAATAAGGTCTACTTAAATAGGTATGACAAGGGACCTATTGAAATTCAGTATAAGGCACCAGACACTTACCAACTGACTTCTCGAGATGATGAGCACTACATAGGTACACTTGAGATAGAATCATATATCGACAAGGATAATTTTATCTTAGATAGTAATAGAAATATAAGGATAGGTAATAATTCTTATCCACAGGAGGTCGTCAATCTTATAGCAGGAACGACGAAAGAAGTATTTGATTTATATATAGGTTTTGGGCGCAATGTTGGATCAGAGAGCAGTAGAGATTATCATACGTTTAGCCAAGAGTTTAGTGGCATTATTCCGGCGAGTGGTGGTAAGAAAACAATAGAACTAAATCCATTGTTTGAGAATACTATCATCACACAGGCACATGATAAATCTCCTTATGATGGAAAAAACATATTAAATTCAATTACAGTAGAGAGTTTATTTGGTAAGAAATTTTTGAAGGTAGATTTTGCAAGTAGGGCTAGTAGAGTTGGTTATAATGGTGGAATTGAATTAGAACCATCAAGTAGTAGTATTGAGAACTTCTGCAATTCGACCAATCTCCCAAAAATCTTAGCCTTGTCAAAAGATAGAGTACCTGATAACTTCTCCATTAGGTTTGAACCTGAGGGAAAAGAGACTGGTCAGATAGTTTATGATACAGCCAAACAGAACCCATCATTCCTACAAGAACCTTACACTCATGGTATTATTGTTTCTTATATTCCGACTAAGGAAGATGGAACTTATACAATGGACAATGTAAAGTCTAGATTATTTGTAGGCTCCGAAGAAAGTAACATCCTGACAATTAAGATAAAGAGTGATGTCGAGACCATTACTAAGAGTTTGTTTGATAATATGGGCGACTACAGTAGATACCTACTTTCAATACTGACTGCCATATATCCTATCTATGTTTCCTCTGCTGAATTACCGACAAGTACTGGTACACAGTTTGGAACACAGAGTAGTAATACCTTGATTATCGAAAAGATACAATCAAGTAATGACTACCCACTATATCCTATTACTAACAGGTCAAGAGATGTAATTGGTCAGAATATCTTTAACTATTACTTCTGTACATTGTTTGCAGGTAAGAAGGAAGATATAAAGACAATTGATTCTTTTAGGATTAGTGATGGTAAGGGTAATCAGGTTACTATTATTTTCGATGTAGATGTGAAATTGACTAAATAGTAGTTGAGAGCACGTAGAAGTCTTATATATGACTAGAACATTGGGAAGTTTAGAGGTATAAGTGATTTACAACTAAGCTTCCCCTGTTCTTCTTTAAAATACAATCAGAACTAAAAATGAACAAAGACTATAGAATTAAAGTCTCCAGTAGTAAGTATATCGAAGAGTCTAGAGCAGTGGCAGTAATTAGACTTAACGAGAGGGGATTTTTGAAAGGTGAGGTAGTAATGCTAAACTACAAGAAGGACCCAGATAAGAAAACAGATATCGGGACTTTAGTAGCTATTGGTATTAAAGATGGAACTGGCGAAGATTGCTATAGAATAATTAGTGCAGGTGGATCTGTAGTAGTTAGAAAAGTAGTAGAATCGCTCGCAGACGTTTCATCACTAGTTCATAATGAGTTATATATTTACAAAGACCCTGATAATAAGTGGTATTATGTCTACAAGCCAGAGAATGAGGCTAACAGACAGATTGAACTTATTACTGGTGGTCCTTTTATTTTCATCGACCTAGAGACTGGATATCGTTGGTTCTATAGGGATGGAAAGTGCAAGAGAGAGGATGAATTCTTCTCAACAGATAGTGTACAGACATTACTTGGTGATATCTTATCTAGGAATGATAGGCTTGAGATTACTAGTGATAGTGGTTTCTTGTTTAAAGTTGGTGATGTAAAAGATGTAAACTTAAGCATTAGAACATTAGATCATGCTGGGAACGATATAAGTAGTAAGTGCAGCTATTCTATAGATGGACAAGAGATTACATTAAGTGGTGGAAAGTATAGGCTACAGAATCTAACTACCGACAAGGATATTGAGATAATAAGTAAGGTGGAGTTAGCAGAGGGAGTTTTTCAGCACATAAGAGAAAAAGTAAGTATTCGTTTTGGTTACATTTTCTATTATGGAAGAGTTACACCTGATTGGACACCTAGCGTAGAGAATATTAAGGGACTAGAGAAGAAAAAATTAAATAATCGTAGAAGCTTAGAATGGGTTGACATTGATATAAAGGAACTATCTAAGACTGTTTATTGTTATCCTAAGAAGTATGGTTTTTTGGATCACATCTACGATTATCATGGCATCGATTACTTGAAGGATTATATTATCTATGACAATCATTATGTAATTGATGGTGAAGAGTATTTTGTATACCTAAAGAAAGAACCAATTAAGATATACGACTTTAGACAGAACTATGTATTTGGTGATTTTGACGGTATTGTTATTAATGGTGTAGGGGACGATCACTTAAACGACCTCTTAAACCATAATATCGAGGAGCAATTAAAAGACAAGCTGCTCGACTTTAAAACTAGTGGTATTGTTTATCTTGATGGAATGTTTGATGAAATTCCGACATCTGGTATGAAACAGGGAGGAATCTATTATATCAAGTCTATCAAGAAATTATATGTGGCAGATTCAGATACTAGCGGTGTTGTTAAGAATATGACGGAGAAATCTATGTATGTTAAGCTGCCTGAATATTCAACACTATTCTGGAATGGAACAGACTTGATAGACCTGGGAAAATTAAGGGTTGTCAAGATAAATGATATTAGAGAAATTTTTTAAGATATGTCAGAATTAAGAGGAACAAACATATCAGCCCCTATTGTACCTTTTACAGACCTTGATAAATACCCAACACATCAAGTAATATATGGAAAGGGTGGTCATAAAGAGGTAGACACATTAGCTGACCTGGGCAATATACCTGCATTTCGACTAACAATTGGTTCAGTTTGTTATGTAAGGGAGACAGGTACTACTTATAGGTGTGTCAAGTTTAAGCACGTAGATGGTACATTGTTTGAGAATGAAGCAGAAGTTGTTGAATCAGATCTTGGCAGTTGGGAAGAGATATCATCAGAGGACATAGTAGTTTCTGATAATGAGCCGGCAGTTAGAGATCAGAATAAGATTTGGTTTGATACAGGTAGCCATGTTAGTAGGGATATTAACGCAAGTTCAGAGGAAATAGCAAGTCTTAATAAGTCAGTTGCTAGTCTCCAGAAACAGGTAGAGAGTCTATTGAGTATCTTAAATTACGGTGTAGTAGCTGGTGATTCAAGCAATTCCTGGAGACATAAGATGATTGGTACAACAGGCCTTATCAATCCTGGAACCGGTGAGGCAGAGGGAGATACTATTAGGCCCACTACAGATGCGCTGAAACATACAGTACCTAATATTAGTATTAAGGTAGATACTGCTCAGAATTTTAAGACTAACTACCAGAACTTAATAGATGGTGAGCTCATTTGGATAACAGACCAAGGAAAGGATAAAGAGGGTAGCTTATTTATCTACATAGGGGGTAAATTTAAACAGGTTTCTACAACTGGTGGATCAGGAGTAGTTACAAATCCTACTGAAAATAATAATATGTCAGCAGAAGAATTAAGAAAATTAATAGAGGGTGGAATCGATTTTAACTCCCTTGATTTTGTAGACCTAGCAAGTAATAAGTATAGTGCCAGGGTAAATGAAAATGGCAACTTAATTATATACAGGAACGATAGACTTGACTTAGGCCAGCCAGATAGTGATAGTAAGGGTGGAAACTATGTTAGTCACTTCCTAAATATCAGCTCTGTATTTTGTGGAGGTGATAACGATGAGCACAGTTTCATATCTTGCTCACATAATTTCGTAGAGCTAAGTAATTCATCTACATCCGATATTAACTTAAACGGACTCTACCTTCTATATAGACCTGGTAGTACATCTAATTGGGAGTGGTTACCACTAGTAGGTACTATTAAGGCGGGGAGTACTTTCTTGGTGAGAGGTGCACAGTGTTCAAATGTAACTAACACTACTATCATCAATGTAGATTCATACGATCTTCAGTGGTATAAGGGAAATACTGAGACTGGTAAGATTAATCCAGCTCGTGAATTAATTAAATTTGATCAGACAGGTAGTACATTCTATTTGTGCTGGGGTAGTGTAGATGCTGGAGGAACAATTCAGATCTATAAGTCAGACAAGGCACTTCATCCAGTATCAGACCTATCAGATTTCTTAACCCCATATAGTAGTGATGTAATTCCTGGCTATGTTGACTCTGTTGGTATTAGAACAGGTGCAGGTGAAGGTGGTCAGAGTGTAGATATTGCCCCTACTAGTAAGATGGACAACTGCTTATTCTTTAGGTGGTACTACTTAGATCCTTCCACGCAGGCATATAAGGCGTATAGTGCTAGAAATAGTAAGGCGCTTTGGACATACATCGACTTAACTGTACATGATGATAAAACTAACGTACTTAAGTCATATTTCAAGGAGAGTGATAAAGTTAGATTCACGCCTAGGTCTTCTGCGTATGGTAAGAACTTATTTACTACCAACACAACATTCGATCCAAGCAAGCCTAACTATGTAAACTTAACATTTGGTAGACAAGCAACACATAATGAAGCAGGGAGAAAGAAAGCTAGTAGATGTCTTAACTGGATATCTGTTGGTTATTATGATGAATTTGTTGAGTATAAGAAAACAAGCAGTGCAGGTTGGACGAAATTAAATTCTATCACTGAGAATAGCATTAAGACTGGTGGTGATTATGCTGGGGACTCTAATGTTAAGAAATTCATCAATCAGTATAAGAGGATTAGATGGATTGCAACAAGTGGAGTAGCAGTAACAACACATAAGGTAATCATCAGAGACTTAGAGGCAGGTACTTATCAATACAGAGTAAGACGTGAAGGTGATGAGTCTTATACTAGTGATATTCTTACATTTACAGTTTACGCAGATAGTGTGATCAATGCAAGAGGTTATTCATTTATTCAAGTAACCGACCAGCAAGGATTCAATTATATGGAGTACATCGCTTGGAAGAAGTCAGCTAGTTTTATTGCCGCCGAGGAGAATGAGTCACTGTTTACTATTAATACTGGTGACATTACTCAGAGTGGTAACCGTGAAAATGAGTGGCTTGATTACTATGAGGGTAGGTCTGCACTGAGGGGTAAGGAAGAGATGTTCACAATTGGTAATAATGACTTGTGTGGTAAGAATGAATATGAACTTGGTAATGGTATTCCTAGCTCATATAAGATTAATCATACTAACGTTGTTTACTATTACACATTTGAACTAGACGAGAATAACCCAGCTATCTTTAAGTATAGAAATGGTGCAAGACTGTTTAACAAGAATAACACCACTAAGTATATAACTGGACTGATTGAAGATGGTCAAGTAGGTGGTAATGCTTATGGTTTTGAATACTATATGCCGTCTCTCTATTCATTCAATTTCGGAGATTATCACTTTGTTTCTATCAATTCAGAGTTTAGATCAAATACGGTAACAGTATATACATCTCTTACACAGGATATTGGTAAGGAGTTCTTATCACAGTGTCTTGGTCAATTAGAGGATTGGTTTAGAAAGGACTTGTTATTGTGGAAGGGAACAAACTTAGCAACAATTGAGGCCGATACTAATAAACAACTTCAGCCATCAGATTGTTATAAGACCATTGTATTTACTCATGAGATGCCATTTACTATCGTTACTGTTGATAAGTATAAGAGTAAGACGGATAGAGGTGGTTCAAAGTTAAATGGTGTATCTTCTAATGGTGGTAGCTTTAGGTGGTCAAGATTATTTAAGAAGTATGGTATCCGACTTGTTATGGGTGGACACAAACATACTTATTCAATGTCAAGGCCTATCTATGATGCACCAGAGAATTATATTGTTGGTAATAGAGCTGCTAGTGGTGTTGACTTGATGAGTGGTAATGTAGAGGGCGAGACAAGTAGTAAGCCTGTCGTTCAAGTTACCTCTCTCCCAAGCGATTCTGCTACTAATACTAACCTGAGATATGAACTAGTAGGAAAAATAAATGCGCCTGTATATGTAATGTCACAGGCAACAGGTTATAAACTAGTAAGTAATCAGGAAATACCTAGTAGCACGAAAATCGCTTGGCTTCAGAAGTATTATCCAGGCAAAGAAGGAACTGGTAAAGATAAGGAAGGTATTGCACAACACTTCCCTACCTATGTTAAGTACAAACTAACTGCAACAGGTATCGAAGTTGAGTCAATTCAGATTACCGGTATTTGGGACGTAGACTTAACAGCAAATACAACTACCTATCTTTGGAATAACTGGAATGATGCAACTAGGGTAGAAGATATTAAGTCACTGGGCAAACAGTCAATAGATCTCGGTGAAGGTATCGGGACTAAATATAATATTGTATTTTAATGGGAACTATTAAGAAATATAATCGAGGCAAGAGTAAGTGGGAATCTTTTGCATCTTCCCAAGCTGATCAGATCTTAACGAGTAGTGAAAAACTTAGAGAGATCGTTAAGTCAGAAGGTGAAGAAACTGCGGAGGTGACTGACGTAGAAAATGTCCTCGAGCATATAACTGATGACATCAAAACTTTGAAGGGTAACGTCGCTTGGCTTGCCCTTCACGGTGGAGGTGGTTCAGGTAATGGTGGTAATGGAGGTGGTACTGGTGTGGATACTAGTACTGCTAAGATTATGGTTAATTCCAAGTCACAGGAGCAGGCTAGTTCAGATCCTATTATTCTCAACAGCGATGAAGGTCTTAGCATCAAAGTAATCAGTGGTACCAAGAACTGGGACATTGAGGCAACTTCTAATATCTATACGCTTAAGAGAGTGAGTGGTTCTAACGGTATGAATATCGACAGAAGTATACTGAAGAACAACAATATCGTTACTACCTTTCCACTGCTTGTAACTGCTAATAACCCTTCTACATTTACAACTATATCTTGGAGTAGCACTATATATTTCTCAAATGTTAACTTGTCTGCTAAGAAGGAACAGAAGATAACAATAGAAGATCTCAAGAAGGGTAATAGAGATTCTGAAATGTCTTTTGAATACTCATCAGGTGTAGCAGGTGATTATAGACTTGAGATAGATGTAGTAAGGGCTAGTGGTACAAAAGATAAGTATTCATTTGATGTAATTGTTGATGAAATAGATCACAAGTATACATATAATGTTCAACTAGGTAAGAGTGGACTTGGTTTTTCAGACAATGATATCACATTAGGAAATAACACTAATGAGATTAAGGCAAGATTAGTTAGTAAGAAGATAAGCACCCTAAGTAGCTTACAGACCAGAACAATCTTAGTAGTGACAAGTAATAATATGACAATCTCATCAATCTTACCAACAAGGTTAGAGGATGCAGTATTGATTAACAAGGACAAGTCACTTAATGTACCTTTCACTGTCTACTACTCAAATACATCAGAGTCTTATCACTATTCTATCAAGGTATCAGGTAATGGTGGTAGTGTTAGTAAGACGCCTAGTGAAGTATTCTCATTTAATGAACTTAACAATGACAACTTCTTATCTGTTAGTTCTTTTAGTGAAGGTACAAAGCTAGAGATTAGGGTTGAAATTTGGACTGACATACACACAGAGCATATTGGAGCAACCTATTATGCAGAGGTGGGAAGACCAAACTTTACTCAGCTAGATACACCAAAGACAGGAGCACTTATTACAGATATCATTGCATTTGGTAAGTCAAGAGATAATTCTAGTATTACCTCAACTTGTAATGGTTATGTGTATAATGGTACAAAGGTTAGTGTAGAACAGTCAGCAGAATTTATTGACTCAAATAGTTACAGTGGTGTAGTTATATCAGATACAAAACCAAGTCATATTCGTCTTCAGAATAGAGCTTACTGTAAGGTAGGTGGATGGAATTATAGCAACTTCACAGATGGTAAGTTCTATGATTTTATTAAGTCAGGGAATGAATTTACTATTAACTTATGCTATAAAGCAGATTACCACCCAGACGATGATAGAGCTGTATTTCAACTAGGTAAGGTAGCACAAGATGGTACATTACTGTCTGGTATCTTGCTAAGGGTACATGATCTTGAAATTAAGTCTGGCGGTACTTCTAGTTCTTCACACACAATAAACCTACAGGATGATGAAATCGTAGACCTTGTTATTTCATACAAGAAGGGACGAGTGCTTATCTATGTAAATGGTGTTATTGAAAGTGCTGCCGTTATATCAGACTTTGTAGGTGATTGGGCAAAGGAGAATATCTTACTTGGTTGTTCTAAGAAGGGATCAGTATATAGCTCTTTCGCAGATATTAATGTCTATAGGTTGATGATGTATACTACTGCATTGACTGACTATGATATCTTGTTCAACTACCTAAATAATATGTCCCTTTCTCATTATGTAATTGATGCAGATGGTAAGGGAACACCAGATAACAGATACATTGAGGAAGGTCTAGCAAGAAACTTCATTAAATACAACTTGGATACAAACAAACCAGGTGAATCTTGGTTGTGGGATAATTCAGGTGTTGGGTCTTATAATGTATCTAACTTTATTGCAGCGGGTAGTCTTAAACCTGCTGGAGAGTTAAGTAACTATTCTATTCCAATTCCTATCGTATTCTTAGATGTTAGTAGTGAGAATAGCTGGACCTGGGATAACTTTACTAGCCCTAAGAGAAAGGATAGTAATTCTCTTCCTAGTGTCTCTGCAAAAATTCAGTACTACGATGGAAAGAGTGGTATCATGTGTGGCGGTGATAGGGATAAACCAATGACAGCAACAGTATCTATACAAGGTACTTCAACATTGGCAGATAATATCAAGAACCTCAATATACAGTTCGATGAAGGTACTGTATTTATTCCTAAAGAGTCTTGGTTACCAGAGCAGAAGTATACATTGAAGGCTGATATTGTAGATTCAAGTCACTCAATTAATGCAGCAGTTGGTAAGTTTGTTAATGAAGAGCTTGGATACGATGATACAACAAAGGCATCAAAGTATCTACCGTTTAATGAAAATGTACTTAAGGCTTTTAATGACTCTTGGTATAAGAATCAGTTTAAGAAGGCAACACTTAAGCATGCGGTTGAGGGTTTCCCAGTATTTGTAATCTTAAGAACAAACGATAAGAATACAGGTACTAGTATTCACTCACTTGGTATCTATCAGTTTATCTTAGGTCGTGATGCACATAGAAATCTCGGTTATAAGGTAATCAATTCTATCACAAAGACATCATCTGGTTCAACTTATTCAATTGATAAGAGTGTAGTAGGTAGTACTTTCCCATTCTTTGAGACAGGTTGTACTTATAATGAGACAAGGATTGGTGGTTACTGGATTGAGGCAAAGGATAATTTTGGCTTCGGTGGTACTAGATCTGATGGTACAAATGCAGTAGAGGGTGGTGCACAACTTGACTATATTGATGGAAGTGAACAATACTTAAGAGATAAATTGTATGGTGCATTGTTCTGGCAGAATGATCCTAACTTCAATGATATTAACATGGAATTGAATATTAAGGAACCATACGAAGGACAACCGGAAGATCAAGTTGCAACAAAACCGAGCGAAGTACAAAGATTTAATAAGCTAGCAGAGGAAATTATTAAACTAGATGCAGTCAAGAAAAGATATAGTAATGACGCAGCTAATATTAACAAGGATTTCTTCGCAGACTCTTATGATAAGTACGAGTATATACAAGCAGTAGTACCAGGCTCAACGAGTAAGTCTTATGTATGGAGAAAGGTAGAAGGTCAAGAGAATAGGTTTGCACAAAATGATGACGATATTGACATTACTAATTACCTGAACTTAGATTCTGCGTATAAGTATTTCAGTATTGCTAACTTATTTGGCTTGCTTGATAACTTCCAGAAAAACATGCCTCTTAAGTGGTTTGGTAGATATAATGAAGTAAACAAGAGTGACCCAAATAATCAGGCTGTCTTAGGTATTTATGACTGTGATACTGGACTTGGTGGAAATAATCAGGCGGCTATTGCAGTTTCTGAGGATTTATGGTTCTCTCCGTTATCAAATAGTGGAAACGGCTATGGTGTAACGGATAAGATAGACGGTCAGAATAGCGTCGTCTTAGGTTTTGCGAATAAACTCTGGATGTCATTGTTTGGAAAGAAGGCAATTCATCAAGCGCCAGGTGCAGGACAGAGTTATACGAAGTCAATTTATTCTGATGCATGGTGTAAACTTCGCAATCTTCTCGACGCAAAGATGAAGACCGTGATTAATCCGAGTACTAGAAAGCCGTATACAAGTCTAGCAGATTACTTTATTGATCAGTATTTCATTCCTCAGACAGAAGGTTGTGGTGAGTTATTGTTTAATCTTACATATAACGCTAAGTACTTACAGGATTATAGAAATGAGAGCGGTACACCTATTAATCAGTTGAATAAATTGAATGGTAGGAGAATCATTCAGGCTCGTAAGTGGTTAAGAAAGCATATTGTCTTCCTTGATAGCGTATTCGAATGGCTTAAGATGGAAAATAGTACAAACGCAGAGACTACTAATAGGGCATCTGATTTCTATGGTATATCAACGGTGAAGATTAATTCAAGTAATGCAGTAAAGTCTATGCCGATTAAGGTAGAAGCTCCTGTTATTATGTCATCAAACGTAGCAGGTAGTAAGACAATCTCATCTTTCTGTAGGCCTGAAAAGTATGGTGATTCATTTGTATATTTCGGTGATGGTACTAGTGGGACAGATAACGCTAAGGTACATACACTCGATTTCTCAAATACTATCTTGTCTATTGGTAATGGCAGTACCTCACTAACTACTGCAAATGTTGGTGGTATAACAGGTAGTCTTATGAAATATACTAACTTAAACTTGAGTGGTGCACAGGGATTTAATCAAGATAACCCAATTAACTTAGGTCAGTTGTTTGCAGATAATGTAGACGTTGCTGAGCTTAGGGAGATTAACTTGTCAAATACTAACTTCTTGAGCACCTTAGCAACGAAGAACTTTAATCTCAACTTCAATATCTTAGATAGTAACTCTAATACTACTAATGAGACTAAGTTCCAGAAGCTACAGAAGATTGATATTAGTAATAGTTGTGTAACCTCTGTATCACTTCCTAATGTATCACTAAGTTCATTAAAGGTGATGAGGTCTAGAATTAACAATCTTACCTTAAACACTCAGAACTTCTTAAACACAATTGACTTAACAGGATGTAGAGACTTGACAGTAGTATCAATAAAGAACTGTAGTAACTTTGAGACACTGAAGCTCGATAGCACACAGTCAAGTCTTAGGTCTGTTGATATTGTAAACTGTCCAAAGTTCACTAGGTTTGAGTGTGTTGATAATAATAGAGTAAGAGAGATTACACTGTCACTGGAAAATCTAGAAACTGTTACGATAACTGGATGTAGAAACTTAAGAGTACTAAATCTGGCTGGTAGTAAGAAGATAAAGAACTTAGATCTTCATGACTGTATTAATCTTGAGTATATCATCTTTAGTGGTAGACCAGATGAGGCAAGTTATTCAACCGAGAACTTAGAGATGCCTGAAAAAGAGGCACCTAATTGGGGCGATTATGATGATAGCGGATTTCCAGGTGCTAAGTATGATGACCCAAGTGAAGGTGGCCCAGGTGTAGCAGGACTTTACTTAGATAAGAATTCATTTGTATTTGATGCAGATAGTTCTAGTAATTATAATGATAGTATCTTAAAAAGTCCAGTTAACATGCTCCCATCTGATTATGATACTGTAAATATTTGGGGTGCACATAAAGATGATAAGTTCCCAGACCTAGTTAATCTCAATCTTAGAAATACTGGGGTTAGGTTTGTAGTGTATGGTACTTCATTTAACAAGAACTACTTAGATCTTAGTCGTTTCACCAACCCTAACTTAGAGGTTGACTTGAGACAGATGAAAAACTTAAGTGAGGTTAAGTTTGCAAATGATGAAGAGAATCCAGTAAAACTAAGCTTAAACTTTGATGGTTGTTTAAACCTTTCTAGAGTATATGGTCACGTAGTAGTCAAGACAGGTCAAATGTTCAATAGTTGTAAGCGTTTTACAGTTCATGGATACGACTCGTCTAAAAATACATACGGTACTGTATCGGAGAGCAATAGAACTAAGTTGCCATATGAGGTAGATAGATCTAATCTTACTAAGCTAAGTGATCCTGATTTTTCAAACTACTCATTGAGGTTCCAGGAAGAGACGGCTCAGACTCCACTAGTAACTAATATGGACTTTAATGCATCTGATATATCTGATAGCTTTAGGTCTACTGCCATCACTACGTTTGATGTTTACTATGTACTTACTGCACTTGGTTATTCAGGAAGACCAAGGAGACTAGGTGTTGGAGAGCAGGTTGTTAATATTACAAAGATTGATAACTTATTTAGTGATTGTAGTAGGAATGATCTATTTTCTTGGGTTAACCCACCAAACAGGTATATGTTTAGTTGGGCAAGGAATGTGGTAAGTGCTCGATTTACTTTCTCATTTTCAGGTACAGAGGGCATTCCATTTAAACTTCTCTCACCTTATGTAGTAAATGGTGAGATACTGAAGGATAATGGTTTGTTTAGCCCATTGACAGATCTGAAGAATATGGAAGGTATGTGGGCGAATACTCCTATAGTAGTGGATAGGTACTTGTTTAGAAGAAAAACTGGTAACTATAAGATTCAGAACATTAACCATTTCTTCCCTGATGTAATTCTAAACAAGCTTGATGAGACAACTGAGGCGGCCATTGTTAATAAGGGTGTTGTAGAAACTATTAAGGATCAGAAGAATAAGTTCCCAAGTAAGTCTGTAGTTGATATAGCGAATGAGCTTTATGGTAACTTAACTGACTTCTTCAAGAACTTACCTAATGTTTATTCATCTTCTTACTTAGATAGTACTGGCTCAACTGTTTATGCTGGTAGTGGATGTATCTTCCATTCTGGTAATTCTTATATCAACTTCGACACTCTCAGAATTCCAGAGGGACTTACATACTTAGTTAGTAGTTTTAACTGTGCATATGGTTCTGGTACTATTAATCCTAGAACATTATTTGCCAGCCCATCTAGCGTAACTGGTATTAAGAAGTCATTTATAGTTGGTAATAGCTTAGATGTCGCAGGAGAAGAGGTCAAGGTTAAACTACCAATTAGTCAGGATACTTTTAGTGGTTTCTCTAACTTAGTGAGTCTTGGTTATAACACTACACAAGAGTACTACATACCTAGTAATGGAAAGTTATTCTTTATTGACTATAAGGGTAAAGAGATAATCGGTTCTTATCTGACATCTTTCTGTGGAGCTGGTTATAATAAATATATAGTAGGTGATAAGTTCCCATACGGAATAGTTAGTGGTTGTCCAAATCTTAAGATGTTTGCAGGTTTCTTCTCTGATGTAGAGGCGCCTAATTTCTTAGATGATTACATTCCAGAGTTGCCGGGTAAAAATATGTTTACTGGTAATAAGCTACTTGAGAATGTAGTAGGTTTATTCTATAATGCTAAGTTTAAGTACAAGCTGAAAGGTGAGTGCTTTGAACAGAATACAAACTTAAAAGATGTGTCTTACTTGTTCGGTGCAAATCCTGATAGAGTAAACTACCTAACACAGACTAGCGTTCCAAACAAGCTACTATATCATGGCAAGACTGTTGTATCTAAGAACTTGAGAGGACTTAGTAGTGATGCAAGTATTAGTTCTTCTTACATGGATGATTCAAGTACAAAATATAGAATTGCACTGTATGGAGACTTACCTAGATCACTGACAGGAAAGTTTGTAGATAGTAATGCGATCAGTATTGGTAGTAAGAAGTGGATAAATGTAGCTAGTCAATTCAGTAACCAACCAAGAAAGTCTGAGTCTAACTCTATCAACTTGGAAATTAGTAGAAAGGGTGAGGCTTATCAGGGTATTAGGGATATACAAGAGACTAAGTTCTATATTTTCGACACTGCAACTAAGTCACTAAAAGATGTAACTAGCAACTATACCGATATCGATAGTAGAAGCATTAGGGTTTACATAGAATTACCAACAGGAGAAGATGTTAGTGGTGATGAGCTGATAACTGATCTCAAGGTATGGCAATCTAATGTAGTATATGCAGTAAGAAGCTTATCTGGTGAGTTTAGTTTCTATAGATCTAGTGAATTATCTGAAGGTAGTAAGGTGGATCCAGTGAGAGATGGTTATGTTAAGGAAGTGTCTATTTCATATGACTTAGTAAATAAGAACATAGAACACGCAGACTACCTATTTAGACATGCGAATCTAGAGGCATATGAATCACCTACTGTCAGAGAGAATAATCAAGACTATATGCCTTTTAGCTGGTATTTTGATAATGACAATAACTTAGTACCAATTACCAGGAACGATAAAAAGTATACTGAGATTTGGACTTTTGATGGAGATTGGTCAAAGTCAGAAGCAAAGTCTAGAGGTACGGCAGGTGTTGAGAATCTTGATGACAATAACACTCAGACACCAGGACTACTATACTCTTATACACTAGCTACTGGAGTTAAACAGAAGTTTGGCAATGAGAATGGTCCTGAGGTTTCTGGTACTGTTAGGTATTGTTGCTCGCCTGACTTGTTAAGATACTGTAACCCTAACTGTTCTATATCTTACCTGTTTGCTGATTGTGGTAGACAGGAAAATAATGATAAGTATGATGGTGGTGATAGTGTTGCAACTTACTCTAGATATGGACTAAGAGGACGTATTCCACCATACCTATTGAAACCATTAGAGAAGGGTACTAGTGTAAACTTAAGTGGTATGTTTAGGAATTGTAAGCTCTTATCTTACTATACAGTTGAGGGAGGAACTTCATACGTAGTACCTCTTAACCTCTTCAAGTACTGTCCTAATGTATCTAGCTTGCATGAAACCTTTAGTGGTATTGTACTTCCGTTAGGTGGAACTATTGATAATATATTCGATAAGATAAATAATTCAACCCTGAGTGATGTATCTTACGTATTTTATCGCCCAGTATTCCATGGTAGCACTGAAAGTAAATTCCAAGTTAGTAATACTTTTGCTAAATTCACAAACCTTTCTAATATAGGTAGTGCATTTAGGGCTTGTAAGGAGTTTACCGGTGATAGGGGAACTGAATTACCATTCCAGTACGTTAGCTATAGTAATATATTTAACAGTAAGTATAGAGATGTATCAGTAGGTGATGGTGAAGAGTTTAACTACGTATTTGCAGGTTATGGTTACGGTCTTAGTAACAATGAACGTTATTATGTAGACCATGAAAATCCTCATACCTTACCAGATGCACAGAACTATTTATTGAGAGAAGTACGTTAATTAAATATTATATCTTGCTTAGTATTGGGTAGAAATGCCTGATACTAGGTGAGGTATTATTAATAAGAAGATAATAATATGTCAGCACATATTGGAACAAATTTTACACTAGAGTCAAGGGAGTTTCTAGATAGTAGGCAAGGATTGGCACTAACAAAGGCAGACCTACTCAATTGGAAAACACCAGTTCCTGAAGGTTTTAAAGTCTGCTTAGATGGAAAGTGGTACTATCATGACTCCAAGGTAGACTTAGTAGATACAGGACATTGGGTACCTTGTGTTGTAGATAGTGTAGATGGAGAAATATATGAAGGTCAAACAGTATCAGCTAAGGCAGTAAAGGGGTTAGGTTCTATTAATGGAGGTTTAGTTAGTGATCTAGAGAAAAGAATTTCCGAAATTAATAACATGGTTAATCCATTGCAGTTAACTAATAACTCTAATACAAGAATAAACCTAGAAATTCTTGGGCGACTTATAAACTTTAAGCTACCGGAGTTGATTGGAAAGAAAGTGGGAGACAGTGATCTAGATAAGGCATTCGATTTTGATAATGATGGGGTTATTAGTGATACCGATAAATCACATTGGGAAGCATTCGGAAGAGAAATAACTGAATTAGATCAAGATAAACACTATTACTCTACCTCTGACCCTAGTACTTCCACTTTTGAAGTTGGGCATAAAGTAGTACCTAGCATAAGTATTAATATTAGTAGGGGTAAGGGAAGGTTAGATGAAAAAGTTGATGGAATTAAGGAAATAACGCTCAGATTAATAGATACGGATATTAGTAATCCGACCCCAGTAGTTAATAAGTTCTTTAATTTTGATAAGGGAGGTGTTTGGATATATAATAGTCTAGTTACTAAAACTTTTCCGTCTGATATTCTAATCAACAGTGTAGTTATTACAAAAAATAATACACGTCTTTCTACTAACGCTACTTATAAGTTTAGGTATCGTAAATTTGTAGGTGCATCAGACTTACTTAACTTAAGTGGGACTATTAAGAGCAGTCAGTTAGAAGGTAAGCTAACGTCAAGCTTTGTTGAATCTGGTACACTTGATAAGACTGTATTTAATTGTAGCGGTGGTAAGTATCCATATATTATTATCCCTGCGCAATACTACAATCCAACTAATAAAATGTATGTAGGTGGTTTCTTGAATACAGACTTGGTTGTGGAGGATGTGAAGATCGAGAACAAAGTAGGCGTAGTAGTTCCTTACAAAGTAATTAGGACTAGATTAAAACAGACAGGTAGTTCAATTCCAGTACAAATAACAGCACAGTAAAAATTATGGTAAAGGTCTTATTAGATTGTGGACATGGTATTAATGTTGCAGGTAAGTGTAGTCCAGATAATCGACTTAGGGAATATAAGTGGGTTAGAGAATTAGCAAGTCTTATTGAGGCTAGGTTTGATAAGTTAGGTATAGTACATCAAAGAACTGTTACTGATGATATTGAGCCAGGTCTTAAAGCTAGGTGTAAGGTGGCAAACAATGAACACAAGAAGGGAAAGTGTATCCTAGTGTCTCTTCATTGTAACGCAGCAGGAAATAATCGTACATGGAACACTGCTAGAGGTTGGTCCGTCTTCGTTGCTGGAAATTCTGGTGGGCTTAGTAAAACTCTCGCTGTAAACATGGCAGAGGCAGCACTTAAGAGAAATCTGAAAGTTAGAACGCCAGACCCACAGCACTTATATTGGACCGCAGATTTAGCAGTATGTAAGAGTACGGCTTGCCCTGCAGTATTAGTAGAAAATATGTTCCAAGATAATAAGGAAGATTTAGAATTCCTACTGAGCACGAGAGGTAAGAATGTCCTGTGTGAAGTAATAGTTGAGGGTGTCTGTAATTATCTAGGGATTGAGTATAAATAAAAAGAAAACATAAGATGGCAAGTATTCATAAAGTAGTAAATGGTGATGAACTCGTATACCCAGCAACAATAACGGATGCAGTTGGTCATAAAGAGACTAAGTCACCATTGTCTGACTTAATTAATTATTACAATGCTGACTTAATCTGGCCAAGAAATAACGGGCCATATCACAATCTAGGTGAACTTATTACTAAGCTGTATGATGCCCTAGATAGTAAGCACAGGATTAGTGGGGTACAGTTGGGATTTCTAAGTGCGCCAGATGATCCAATGTCAGGACCTGTCTATAAGAGGTACGAATATTTTGGTGGTGAGTCAGGTGAAAAGTTTAAACAGACCCGATACTGGAGAAGGGTAGATAGCGGTGTACTTGATGATATTGATAGAGTATTGAATCCTATTAAAGTATCAGTAACAGGCTCTCCCTCTATCGTTGGTGTTAGTAATGACCAAGTAACAGTAAATCTTAGGGTGAATGTCACAAAGGGTGGTGCACCTTATGATCTTAGTCCAGAGGATAGCATCATTTGTGATGTTGAGGGTAATCAACTTACGAATCTGAGTTTTAGTAGACCAGTACAAGACCAATTCACACCGAGAACAAGTGGTAATAGAGAGTATAATTTCTTATTAATGTTAGGTGGAAAAGATTACACTGCTACATATACGGTTAGAATAGTACATCCTTGCTATTATGGAATCTTAGCTGATGGTGACCCTATTCCTACTTCAACAACTGGATTAACAAAGGCACTAAATCCATCTAAGGGTTATACTTGGAGTGGTATTAATATGGTCAATAGTAGGACTTGTTATATGTACCCTAAAGATTTTGGCAAGTTAACTACAATCAAGGATGCTAATAACTTCGAGTACATAAATTCATATACATTAACAGAAAGAACTATCGATGGTGTAAACTACTATATCTACACCTTGACCGATCCAGTTACGATTACTAATTTCAAGCAGTCATTCAGTTAATGTTGATATAACATATAAATTACAGTATGCTAAATATAGGTGATAACTTTAATTACCAAGGTAGAAAACCTAACTTCGCAAGAGATTCGTTTGATACCCTGGAAGAAATGAGGTCCTACCCAGATACTAGTGTTGATCATGGCCACGTATCATTTTGTAAGGAGGATGGTAAGCTCTATCAGTTCCTCACTACAAATCAGGTATCAACAGAGACAGGTAAGTGGAGGAGACTGGTTGATTCTATATTAGACGCAAACTCTGAAAATCCAGTTCAAAATAAAGCGATTGTAGAGAGAATTAAACAGCTTGAACAATCGATAGATACTAGAATTAATGAACTAGGCGATACACTTGGTCTTGAGAGTATGGGTGCTATCATTGCCGCTGGTATGGTTGATCTTAATAGAAATATGGATGAACTAGAGGAAGCAGTCAGTGAGGCACTAAACAGTCTAAAGGCAAGTAGTATCAATATTGAAGGTATAAAGATAAATGGGCACTCACTAACCGATAATGTAGTACTGAATAAGAATGACATCGGCCTAGAGAATGTAGATAATACTAGTGACCTTGATAAACCGCTCTCAACACGTACACAGCTCGCATTATCAGGGAAAGTAGATAAGAGTACAACAGTCAACGGTCATCCACTAGTAGGAAATGTAGATCTAACTAAGTCTGATATTGGCTTAGGTAATGTTGATAATACTAGTGATCTTGATAAACCAATTTCAACTAGTACTCAGAATGCACTCGACGATAAGGTTAGTAAGGTGCCAGGTAAAGATCTTGTTGAGGAAAGTGAAATAGCTAAGCTGAAGAGTTATGAAAGCTATGAACTACTGAACAAAAGATTAACATCCGCACAAACAACAGCTACTAATGCATCGAACGGAATTAGCGCCGTTAAGTCTGGTCTGGATCAAATTACGCCTATAGTAGAAAACTTAAAAACACAGGGCGACTTAATAGACCAAAATATTCTCGGCGCATTTAGACCCGTTCCGAATATAGCTAGTAGAAATAACATACCACAGAGCTTTAAGGAGATTGGTACTGTCGTTTATGTAGTAGATGACCCTAGTGAAATCCATACCTATCAGTGGAATGGTGGTGAGTGGATTCCTTATGATTTCGGTGGCGGTATTAAGAAGATTGATCGTGTCGCTGACCTAAAGACAAATAAGGCAATACAAACACAGGGATCAGTTGTCTATGTAAAGGAGGACGATGCAATCTACTACAAAAATGACTCCAATGGCTGGACTTGTTTAACTGGTCAAGGAAGTGGTATTGTAGTTAGTGCAAAAGAGCCCGAGGATGTAAATGCGCTCTGGGTAGATACAACAGATAATCAGTACGACACAAATACTGCGCTTGTGTATAGTATTCAGAAAGCAGTATATGAACTTCAGAAACAGGTTAAGGTATTGATGAATATTAGGTCCTTTGGTGCGGTCAGTGGTAGTATTACTGATGGTACAAGGACTGAACTGGCAAATACAACAAACCCACTAATGCCAGGTTACATCAATGAACTTGTTAAGGAAGAGGTACTAACAAAAGAGCAATTAGAAGATATTAAGAATAGTGCTGAAGTAGAACCAAAATATGCGACAGTCAAAGAACCAACTGTAAACCACATTAGTATCAAGATGGGTACGTGGGAACAGATGGATACAGGGAAAAAGAACTTCATCCCTGGTGAGCTTATTTGGTGTACAGACAGAACTAAACTATATATATTTACAGAAAAAGGAAAACTAATACCTATCGGAAGTGGTTCATCTATTGGCGGTGGTAGTAGTGAAGATAATAACGAAACAACGGATATGGATCAAGATACAGTAAATAGCCTGATTGATAGTAAGCTGAAGAAAGTTGATTCAATCGGCTTTGTACCAGTGGGATCAGAAGAAGCTAAATATACAGTCAAGGTTAATGCAGAGGGTAAGCTACAAGTATACGATAATAGCCTTGATAATAGACAGCCTGAATTACAGAGCAACTATTACTATGATGGTGCAGTTGCTAAGGTAGGTATTGTAATTAACTCTTTCTATCTGGGTGGCTCCGGTAGTAATGCAGGAGATCCACTTAGAGGACCACACGATTATCAGCCTTGTTCACACAATTTCGTAGAGCTAGGTAACCCATATGCAACAGAAGATACAGGTAAGGGTCAGGATATTAACTTGAATGGCTTCTACCTTCTCTATATGGGCTCTAACAAGGTATGGAAGAAGCTTAAACTGTGGGGTAAGATTCCAGCAGGCGGTACTTTCTTGATTAGGGGTGCACAATGTTCAGTAATGGATGTTAACACAACTGCCTTGAAAGTTAAGACCTACGATATGGAGTGGAAGGATGAGAATGGTGAACTGATTAAGTTTGACCAATCATCTGCTGTTTTCTACTTATGTTGGGCGCCTGATGATGAGCACTTCTATAATCTTGATGGAACATTGTCAGAAATACCTTCATCTACTACTAGCCCTGTTGATGTAGCTGGTAGTAATTGTGCAAAGGGTTTCATTGATCTTGCTAGTTTTAATAATAGTGCAATCTGTGAAAAGGCAACTTATATTCTACCAGCAGGACGTAGTGCAAGCGAGGTAGTATTTAGAAGATGGTATATGCTTGACCCTACTACACAGTCTAATCCAAAGGAGGGTGTTGGTAGTTTCAATAATAATAAGTTCCTAGCATCTTCTTATATCAGTGGTGCAAACATAGGTGGTCGAGTAGAGGACTTTACACCACGCGCATCATTTGAGGGTAAGTCTATTTCAACATCACGTACACTCTTTAGCACTGATCACCCAAGTACCTTAACCTGTACTTTCGGAATTCAGGCCACAGCGGGTACAAACGGCGCGACTAGATGTTTTTGTTGGAACTCTGTGGATTATCATGATGAATTCCTTTGGTATCGTAAGAAGGGAACATCAGATTGGACGAAGGTAGAATCAATTAAACCAGGCGCCGTATATTCCGCTGCAACAACTCCTAATACGTCACCAATATTATACGGAGAACATAAAAGCTTGTATGATAGAGTTAGATGGGAGTCAGCATATGGACAGTCCCTCACAACACATAGGGTAATTATATCTGGACTTCAACCAGGTGAGTATGAGTATAAGGTAGTTAGAAGTAAGACAGATGATAGTGTAGGTGTATATCAGAGTAAGGTAAGGAAGTTTACTGTTATATCTGATGCACAAGCTAGTTCATTTAACTTCTTGCAGGTGACCGATCAACAAGGTGCTAGCTGGGAAGAGTATGAAGTATGGAATTTGTCTGCTAAGTTTATTAAGAAAGAAGAGACGGCTGGTAGATTTGGTAAGTTTAACTTCGTCATTAATACTGGTGATATCTGTTATAATGGTAGTAGATCTAATGAATGGATTGACTACTTTGACGGATATGAGCCAATTGATGATAGAGAGGAAATGTTGACCATCGGAAATAATGACCTCGCACCTATATCAATGAGAGACCTAGGTAATGGAAAAGAGTCACCTTGGAAGATTAATACCTATGTGATTGATTACTTCTATACATTCGAGATAGATCATAGAAATCCACAAGTATTTACAGGCCCGTCAGCAAAAGATGAAGGTCAGCTGGTTTCATTTAAGATGCCATCCTTGTATTCATTCAATTATGGTAAATTCCACTTCATTTCTCTCTTATCTGAAACACGTACAATCTCTAATAAGGTAACGTATGATTCAACCGGTAAAGAAAAGACTAAGAAGTTCGACCAAAGTACAGTCAATGCCATCTACGGTATCAAAGATGAACTTAGAGAAGGTGGAAAAAATAAAAATGCTTCTAAGATTTATGATATCGAAGAGGAATGGATAATCAAGGACCTGCTTACATGGAAGGGAGTTGCAATACCAAGTAACTTTAATTTCAGACAGGAGAGATTTAATCCTGCCCTAGTTGGTAAGTGTAATAAGTGTATCGTCTTTACCCATGAGATGCCTTTCAATATTACATCAAATTCTGCATATAAGAACTATGATAATAATATTGCAGCTCCTCGTGAAACAGCTAAGGCATACTTGAATCGTTATCACAACTACGAATATCAGAGAGTATTTAAACTTTGGGGTATTCCTTTGGTAATGGGAGGTCATAAACATACTTGCGCTATTACTGCACCTGTATATGATGCACCACTTACATACAATCCACTCACTAAGAAAATCGATGGAAGTACTAGCAGTGTTGATGATATCTTAACTGATGACCCAAAGACTGGTATGTTTAGTACTGTTGCATCATTTAAGCCATTCATGCAGTTAACGGTAGAAGAGTTTAATGGTAGATGGTCAGAACTATCTAATTGGTGTGATGAGGTCTATAATAACTCAAGTACTGCACTAACAATCGATGGTTCTAGTGTAGCTGCTAAGAGTTTTGTAAGAGGTAGATCAATTAATAATAAGGCTAGATGTAGAATTGAGGTAGTTGATAATATTAATGCCCCTAGTTATGTAATGTGTCAGGCAACAGGATTCAAGAATAAATCTAACTCTGACTTGGCTGGTGATTATATACCTTGGGAGAGATTCTACGTAAAAGCATCTAATCTAAAAGAGCAGAGTTATCCGTTCTATACAGTCTATGAGGTAACAGATGGTGAAATCAAGTCTTACATGTATCAGATCAGAGGTATGTATGATGCAGGTAGTGAGAAGGGATCACCAGCGGGATATTGGGACCTTGCGAAGATCTATACACATGGCGATACAGTCAAGGAGAATAGAGACTACTTCGTTAATTCAGCCCTAAGTTCAAACCTCTATAATACTGGTGGAACGATTATAAAACTATAATTATTATATGGCAATTGTAAGAAAATATAATAAGACTACTAAGAAATGGGAGCCAGTAGCGTCTAGCGATGCTACTGGAATCTATACAAATAACCCTATCTTAGCAGACAATAAAGGAACAATATCCATAGAAGATTCACTTGTCAAGGATAGGCAGGATATTGAGATACTAAAGAAGAATGTATCTTGGCTTGCTAGACATGGTGGCTCAGGTGGATGGGGTAATGGTGGAGGTGGTAGTAATAATGCTGTAGAGGTGTTAATACTAGATCCTTTTAATAGAACCGACCCCGTATCTGAAATAATCTGGAATAAAGAAATTAACCAGATCTACTATAAAGTCGACTCTAAAGCAGCCGGCAAGTATACAGTAATCGTAAGGGTTGATGGTAAGGCAGTATTCCAGGAGACAGGAGTAAAGAAAGGAACTGTTAAGTCATTTGATGCTAGCTTACTTGGTGTATCTAAGAGTGATGTCGTCTTACAGGTATCCGCACTTGATGAGTCTGAGTCTGAGTTTTCTGCAAGATGCGATATAAAAATTTCATCTATCACCTTAAATAGTAGCTCTGTTAATATTACTCAGAAAACACTTAGAGAGACTGATGCAAAACTACAAATGTCTTACAGAGTTTCTATATCAGGTGACTATAGACTCTACTTTGCTAAATCTGTTATTACACTACAAGACGGGGTATTCAAGGCAGATGGTAAAGACTTAGGCGAAGCAGGACAATATATAGAGCTCCTAGGTATTGACACTACTGCTTCCTTTATCGACATTCCAATCTCAGATGTACATGGAAACGGTAAGACAAAGCTAGTTGATAAGAATGCAATGCCAGGATCTTACCCAATCTATTTCCTCTTAGCTAATACGAGAAATAATAGAGTATCATCAGGTAGTGTAGTAAGTATTATTAATGTAGTAGTAACGGATGGTATCTTAGTAACACCAGTAACAGGTATTGATCCACTATCACCTATTTCAATTTCACAGGATAGTATTTTCAACTTACAATTTACAACAATTAGTGAGAATACTAGTACCTATAATTATGAGATTAAGTGCGGATCTACTACTCTTGCTAGTGATAGAAACTTGATCTATGGTAACCAAGTAACAGTACCAATTAACCTAGCACAGTTTCCAATCTTTAATACGTACGGAAAGTTTACTATTGAGATTATTGCTAACCAAGGAACAATTAGGGACGTAGGTAGGGTTTATATATCAGTAATTGAGCCAAACACTAGACCAGTTAAGGCATACATGAATGACCTTAATAAGTATCTAGTCTATGATTATACATTCTGGGGAGAGGCTGGTACAAGGGCGGTCAGTTCAAAGAATATCACTTACAGAAATGAAAGCTTTAGTACTAGTGGTAGAAGTAAGACCTTTAGAATTCCAGAGAGTAGCTTAGATCTTTATAATGTAGGTTCTGATTCAGGTATTCAGAGTGATTATAAAGGTGCATATACATTTACACACACAGCATACGGAGTACTAACTAAGAGCGGTGTTACTTCTTGGTTTCCTAGCTCAGAGAGTGACGTGAACTGTGCGGTAACTTCTAATAGTTATACATTCACAATACAGATCGCTTATCACATTGGCAAAGATCCAGATGATAATGCGGTGATCTATAAACTTGGTGACTATAACCCAAAAGATCAGACTGGTGCAGGTATCCTCATCACACCTAGAAAATATTATGTCAAGGTAGAAGGTGTAACACTGGTAGGATCATTGCAGGATAATAGTTTCCAGCAAGTTGATATAGTACTAACAAGACCTGGACAGAATGGAGTAGCCTATGCAACATTGTCAGTATATCAGAATGGTATTATCTTACAGTCAATAGAGATTAATACAAGTAGGGGACTTATCTACAACATGGGTAACATTAGTAGAGCGTTTCTTGCTTGTTCTAGTACTAGTGATGATAATGGAAGAACTGTGGTAAATAATAGTACTACTATTCACGTATATTCTACTAGATTCTTCAACATTGCATTAAATACCGGTCAGGTAGTTTGTAGCTATATCAATAACTACATGAACTTTAAGAGAAATGAAGATGGTAGTTTAAATAGTGGGCTTGTATCTCAGCTCTTAAGGAACAATAGTATTAGGACAGATGAGGAAGTAACTGGTGAAGGTGGAACAATTGACACAAGCGCAATCAGTTCTATCTATAACTTAAGGACGGGTGAATTTAAGAACCTAGCAAGTATTAGTGGTACCTCTATTGTCTTAGATAGTGCACTTACTGAACTACCTATTCCTATCGTTACTATGTCTGTTAATTGGACCTACTCACAATTCTCAAGTACTTCTAATGGTGGACTTGATGTAAGTAGTAGTTCTAACTTTGAGTATAAGATAGGCACTACTAGTATTAAGAGCTCACAAGTAACAATTGAGCTGCAAGGTACTACATCTATGAACTATAACATCAAGAACCTTAAGATTACATTCGAAGGTAATCAGATGTTCTCGCCTAAGTCAGATTGGTTCCCAGAAAAATCATTTACGCTTAAGGCTGATGTAGTGGACTCTGGACATATCAATAACGCTGTGATTGGTAAGTTTATTAATGAGACTTTCAATGATCCAACCAATAACCTAATCAATATAGCAGATTGTTACCCAGCGAAGTCAAAAGTAGATGCACTGAAAGCTAGTGGCAGTCTTCCGCCAGATGTCACCGTAAAACCAACTATAGAAGGTTTCCCAGTATTGTTGATTGTTAACTTTAAGTCTGAGACAGGTGATAGTAGAGATATTAGGGTTCTTGGTATTTATTCATTTAACTTAGGTCGTGAGTCTGAGTTTAACCAAGGATATAAAGTTCCTAAGTACCTAAAGAATCCATACGGTGATGTGTTGGCGGGAAAAGATGTAACATTCCCTAACCTCTTCAGCCAACCAAGTGAATCAGAGCTAGATAACACAATCAATGCAGTAGTGTACGAGGGTGAAAGATCTCAGAATTGTACCACTGTTAAGGTAGAGGTATTTGAAGATAGAGATACTGAAGATGCATACGACTACTCTATTATCAAGATGGGTAGGAATAAGTATAGTAGATTCCCAGCCAACATTGTAAGAGATTCAACTGGTTTCATAAAATATAATGGTGTATTCTTAGAGGATGAAGATGGCCAGCAGATTAAATGGTCACCAGCTAATCTAAGAAAGTTTAAGTTCTTGGAGGATGGTTATTTCTGGTCTAATGATGCAACCTACGTAGATAAGCTATGGAAGAGAGTCTATGCTGAGAATACGGATGAAGCAACAAAGGCATTCAGAAACTTACATAATACAATCGCCTCTAAGATGGAATATATCAATGGTTCCGCAAAGAGAGCATATAATACATCCTATGATAAGTATATAATATCTAGTAGTGAGGGAGAAAGTATTACCACAACAAGAGATAGCCAAGGTACGACAATCACAATGACAAGACCTCAGGCAAAAGAAGGAATTGACTTGAGCGTTAAGAATACAGCTTTCTATTATGTTATCTGTATGTTGTTTGGACTTGTTGACTCCCTTGGTAAGAACTTGCAATTTAAGTTTTGGTTACCTAAGAATGGAAGTCCTGGTGGTAAGTATTGGACACCTTCTTTCTATGATATGGATACTGCACTTGGACTTGGTAATGCTGGTGCGGAGGAAGTAACAACAACAGCCTTAGAAAATTCAATCACTAACGGACCTGATAATAAGGTAATGTTACTTTATGGTATTGCTGAACAGACAGATAATACAGTCTTTACAGTATATAGTAATAAGCTCTGGGGTTGTATTGAGTCAGAGATTTTCTTCGATACTTACTTCAATGATTATAAGAGTACGGGTGATTATCATTTCTATTCTATCATGTGGAGCGATCTTAGGTCAACAGTGCTTAAGAGTGTTGATGAGTTCTTTGAAAAACACTTCACAACACAGCTAAGTAAATGTGGTGAGCTGATCTTTAACTACGACTATAACGTTAAGTATATTAAGACAGCACAGAGAAACTACTTGCATGGTACTCGAATGTCATTTATTAAGAACTGGTTAGATGAGCGTGTTACATTCTTGGATAGTGTGTTCGGTTATAGGGCTGGTCTTAGTAATGAAGCATCGTACCTGGTGGATAATAACATTGACACTTATAACATATCATGGAAGAATAGTATTAGTGTTACTCATGATTCAGGTTCCATTACTATGCCTGTGACGGTAAACTCTCCTGTTATTATGAAGTCTAACATTGGTAATAAGTCAGTTTCATACACCTACGTAAAAGATGGTAAGGAGACTGATATTATTGTTGCTGATAGTAAAGACACTCCAGATATTCAGACATACATAAACAATTCAGATAAGATCACATCACTGTCTGACTTGAAGAGTATTAAGATAAACAGCTTAACACCAACCGTATCATCAGTGGTTAAAAATAAAGATGGTAGTCCTGTATATACTCCGAACATGGGTAATATTTACAGTAACTATGGATCTTTGTCATCACTGAAGGAATTGAACTTAAGCGGTATTACTACTTTCACATCATCTTTTAATATCTTTGAGCTTCTTAAGACGTTTGATAGCTCAGGTTATAAAGTGAGTCCCGAATACTTTGCACTACAGACCCTTAATTTTAGTGGTTTTAAGTCTGGGGGTATTCAATCTGTGGACTTAAGTGGTACTACTCAGGTGGCTAGTGATCTTGTACCAGATGTATATAAGAATCCATTTAAAAATATTACGTACTTGAATGTTAGTGAGTCTGATATCAACAATGTAATTATACCTGTGGGAGTTTCTTTGTACTACTTGAACGTTAGTAATAGTTCTGTGCAAACTCTGACGCTAGAAAAACAGCCGCTCTTAACTAATATTGACTTAAGAAACTGTAAAGTACTTAATACACTTGCGGTTACTAATTGTGAAAATATTAGAACAGTAAAGCTAGACTACACAAATAGATCAATCAAGCAGGTAGTAATATCAGGTATGTCAAACTTAGAGACGGTAGAACTAATCTCTAACGATAACTGGTCTTACTTACCAAAGATTAACATTAATAGTTGTCCAAAGCTTAAGAAGATTGTAATATCCGGCTGTAGGTCTGCGTCATTAGGTAGCACAGGAGCAAGTACTATTTCACTCAATGACTTACCAGAACTTGATACACTCTCAATATCAGATAGTAATTACACTGAGATTAATACAGGTAACTCTAAACTAGTATCACTCAGAACACTTAGTCTTGATGGCACTACTATAAAGACATTGAGAACACAAGACTCAAGTAACAGTAATGGTATTGACTTGAAGGGTTATAGACTTGATTCATTTAGTATCAGTAGTAATCCATCCCTTGAGTATGTTGTGTTTGATAATATCCAAGGTCAACCAACACCACTTAAAACGAAGTCATTCTATGAGTGTAGTAGCCTGAAGAGAGTATATGGTAATTTCTCTTTGATGGGATCACTTGTATTCTCTAGGTGTCCTCTGTTTACAATACATGGAGGTAGGTATAACGGAACTAATATAGTCAATCAGTATGGTAGATATATTCACCCAACTGAAAGCGATAGGATCTATAAGAATGATAATTTCATATTTCAAGAGGGTAATAGTGTAACTAACCTAAAACTTATTGCTACCGATGTTAATTCATGTTTCTCTTATTCAGGAGTTGACTTGTTTGATATCTACTACGCACTTTATAGTATAGGACCAGACGTAAGGAGTATTGATTCGCTGTTCTTTAGTTGTGGTGATATTGGATTTGCAGGTGATGGTTGGAAGAGTGATACAAACGATAACTCACTGAACAGGCATACGTTTGATAAGTGCGTAAATATCACAAACATCAACGGCTTATTCTATGGTACTAATATATCTGGTAGACTCTATTCTCCATCTGTTGTAAGAACTGGTGGTGTTGAGACTATTAAGAATGATGGCTTGTTCAGTCCACTTAAGAAACTAACACAGTTCATCAATGTAATCAATAGTAAGGTATATTTTGATAGGTACTTATTCAGGGCAGCGACAGGTAGTAGTAAGTTTGAAATTACTAACCTACACAACTTCTCAACCTCTGTAGTATTCAATGACATCAATACGCTTACATTCAGTACTTTTGACAGTATTACTAAGAATTATAAGAGCGGACTAGATAAGATTGGTAACTTAGATGGAATGTTCTCAGACTTACCAAAGCTTACTAGGATTTCACACTCACTAATCACAAACTACATAAACTACGATAACATAACAGAGGAACTAGGTATTTTCCCAGCGTCTCTAATTAATATTGTAAATACTTGCATTAGTGATAGTGGTTCTGGTAAGATGAATCTAGATAAGATTTTCAAAGACCCAAGAAAACTAGAAAACATATCAAGTTCTTTCATTGTTAGTAACTTAGGAGTAGGTGATGAACAGGTAAAACTAGAGCTCACTGATAATACACTGAAGGACTTTGATTCACTTAAGACTATTGCATTTGAGACTGGTAACTATAATGATTATTCAAGTGGTTATCATTCATTTACAGGTGCAGGACTTAAGAAATATTCAGTAGGTGGATTCCCTTATAGGATACTTCAGAACTGTAAGAATCATAGTAAGATCACAATGTTGGTCAGCTTGTTCAGGGGTATGTCGGTGGAGAATATAACTGGTGATGCTATTGAACTACCAGGGTCTACTTTTGCTGGGTGTACAGAACTCAGAAATATCAGTTACTGTTTCTATGATTTCAAAACTCCTTATAGGCTGACGAATGTAAATGAGCCATCGAAGAGAGGCCTACCAGAGCCTTTTGCGGACTGTATTAACCTATCTTGTGTTGCTTATACATTCTCAAGTACAACAGGTGGTACTTTCCATAAGCTAGTGGGAATGATACCTGCTAGACTATTCTATCATGGCGACATTAACTACACCATTAGATCAGTTGGTTCAGATCTCACAAAGACAGTAGACATAGACAGTAAGGAAGGTAGTAAGGCGATTAAGACAGTGGTTAGTACTGATGAGACCGCCAATACTAGAACCACTACTAAGATTGTATATAATAGATTTACTGAGATTCCTAACAATACAAGTCAAGTAGTAATTGATCCTACTACAGTCATAACAACAACAGTACAGGTAGATAACACTCAGACTGAACAGAATATCTCTAGAAATACTACAACTTCTAAGATACCTGACCTAGCTGAGAATACACATACATTCAGTAAGGTTGTTAAAATACCAAGGCAGACAATAGAAATCATGAGAGGTTGTTTCCAGAATTGTAATGCAGAGGAATATGATTATCTCTTCACAACAGACACAGGAAGCACCTACTTTGATATGCCTGACTATAACATCGACTATCAACCTTTCAAGTATGTCCTGATTAATAATACATGGTCAGAGGTAAAACCAAATAAAGACCTCTATACTTACATGTGGAAATGGTCAGGAAGAGCTAATAGGTATGACGACTATGTAGTACTTTGTAATCAGATGTATACAAGGTTACTAAGGTTCGAAAGTATTAGTGGTACTGAGTTTGAGTATAACATTGATTGGCTTGATGATGTAGTCCTAGACCCATCCAAGACAGTAGATACACTAACGACTTCTAGTACCTTTGATGGTGTTAGTTGTTCTTATTCTGGTGGTTTTGCATTTGCCCCAGACTTACTTAGATACTGTACTGCTAATGTTGACCTAGTTGACTTGTTCAGAGATTGTGGACCTACTAGACAGACATTTGGTAATTTAGCACAGTATAGAATTAGTAAGATCTATGGTATACAAGGACGAATTCCACCTTATATGTTCAAACCAACACCGAACGTAGGAGATATGACTAGGATGTTCATGAATTGTAAGATGCTCGGTTATTATATATCAAAGAATGGTACTACGAAGGGATACAGTGTTACTATCCCACCTAGTTTGTTCAAGTATATAAAGACAAACAGGCTCTACTTGAATGATATGTTTAATAGTTGTATGTGGCCTAATAATCTAACCTTGAATGTTATGAACTTTACTGTACCTAAGATTGACTTATATATACAGGGAATGTTCAGGTTTGGTATGTTTAGGGGAATCTCAAACCTAACTGACGTCTTTAACCAGTCAAACATCTACATACAGAAGATGGAAAGCTGCTTTAGACTCAGTAGTTGGGATCCAGATACAGGTTCTTATAATAATGGTATTGATAGAAACTTGAAGGTGACATTCAATAATATGTTTAGTAGGAACAACTGGAATAAGACCGACAGTATTGATGAAAATGGTAATGCAAGTAGAAGCTCAGATTGGTATGTATTTGATGGTTTCGCTAAGATGAATGAAGTACCCAACAGATTCTTAAGCAAGGAACTCTCAGGTGAACCAATTAAGGCGAACTATAGGCAGTATGGTGAATAAATTATAATATATGGTGTGTAGGGTAGGTATAATACTCTGCACACTGTATAATAAAACAATTAACAATAATAATATGCTAGGTATAGGCGATAATTTTGACTATCAAGGTAAGAAGCCTAATTTTGCTAGAGATTGTTTTAGCACGTTGGAAAAGATGAAATCCTACCCAGAGACAAGTATTGATCCGGGACATATTTCATTTTGTGGTGAGGATGGAAAATTATACCAGTACTTACCAGACAACGAAATAAATGAGGTTACCGGCAAGTGGAGAAGATTAGTCGACTCTATCCTGGATGCGAACTCTGAAAATCCAATACAAAATAAAGTAGTAGTCAAGAAAATTAGTGACTTAGAAAAATTAATCGCAGGGAGTGCAGAAAAAGTAAAAGGTGATATTGACCTAGACATTGAAACTATGGGTGGTATTATCGCGGCGGGAATGGTCGATCTTAATAGAAATATGGATGAACTAGAAGAAGCCGTTAGTGAAGCCCTTAATAGCCTAAACGCAGGTCATGTCAGCTTAGAAGAAATAAAAGTAAATGGTCACCCTATTACGTCAAGTGTAAACCTGAACAGTACAGACATAGGACTAGGTAATGTTGATAATACACGAGACCTAGATAAACCAATTTCGACCAGAGTATCCGCCGCGCTTAATGAAAAAGTAGATAAAAGTATTAGAGTCAATAATAAATCGCTGGCACAAGATGTAGTAATAGAAAAAAGTGATATCGGCCTGGGGAGAGTTGATAATACTGGGGATATGGAAAAACCCGTATCAAATGCAGTACAACAAGCACTTGATGATAAGGTAAGTAAAGTACCAGGTAAAGATTTAGTGGAAGATGCAGATATTGCAAAGCTAAAACGACTCTATACAAAAGAAGAATTTGATGAACTTGTAAAAACTGTACTACAAACCCTTAAGACAGTGGGGGAAACACATACAGGAAGAAAAGATAATCCCCATAATGTAACAAAGGATCAAGTAGGGCTGGGTAGTGTAGATGATACAAGTGACCTAGATAAACCAATATCACGTGCAGTACAGGCGGCGTTGAATCAGAAGGTAGGGTATGAAAGACTTCAGGAGGTTAGTAATACAGCTTGGAGAGCGATAGGTTTATGTGAGAAGTTAGAACGAGAAGTTGATAAGATAACCCCAATTTCTAATATATTATCAAACCTAGCAGTACAACAAAATTCGTATGGAGTTGAAATCGATTTTAGTGAACCTATTATTAAGTATACTCCCTTAGGTAACCCAGAACTACATAAGACTCTACCAGTACAGAATAAAATAAGACCCTGCATATTAAACGATGAAGGAAAAGTTGTTAAGTACCTACCAGTGGATTCAGGGTGGTCAGACTTGGATGTAGATGGTAGATTAGGACAAGTTATGGTAGAGATTCCTGAATTTTGGTATTACATGGAGAACCAAACTACTAAGATGGTAATAAAAATAAGTGATATTGAGGTTCCAGGATTTAGTAAGAGACCTAAGTCATACATATCCGCCTACAACGCAACTGTAGATAGAAACTTGGTAACTGAGGATGGTGTAAGTGAACATGTCAGAAGAGGGCTTTGTTCTGTATGTAGTAATGACCCAAGATATAAAGGTGGACCGCTAAATAATAAAAAGTGGAATGAGTCAGTTCAGGGTTATAGCGACAGTAATAGTAGAACCGAGTCTAACTATTTTAAACAGACACTCTTAGGGAAACCTACTTGGGGAGATTACTTATATAAAAGGAATAGTCGTGCGGGAAGAAATACTATACTTGGTCTGACTACTAGTGATCAATGGCATACACTCGATTATCCCATGTACTTAACCATCTTTTTCTTATATGTTATAGAGTTTAAAAATATTGACTTAGTAGGGTCGCTATCAGGAAGCAATGATCAAGACTCTTTTGTTAAGAATAATAGTGAGTATAATAGTATGAGTTCTGCAGTCTCAGATTATCAACTAAGATATAGTTATTCCAGTGTAACTCCGAGATATATTGGAGAGTCTAATTCAATAGGTGGTGGTTCAGGTGCAGTAAAGAAAACCCTAGATAATGGAAAAGCATATCTTAGTATTAGGTATAGAGGGATAGAGAATTTAGTAGGCGACTTACCCTATAACATAATTGGACTAAACTTCAAAGATTATAGCAGTATTAATACTGTAGGCTTCAGTTATTTTTCGCCCGATATGAAACGTAATAGTCGGAATTTAACAAGGGGGTATTCTTATGCAAGAAGGTCTACTAATAGAGATCCAATTGATCTAAGGAATACTACAGAAATACCTTGTTTTATAGAGTCCTTGGAACATGGAGTTATAGGCAGTGCAAGCTTTTATAAGACAGAAGAGCACACTAGCACTACTTACTTCAGAACTTCTATAGACTTTTTTGGATCTTATATATCAAGTGCAGATAAACTAACCATGATTTTCGGGCAGTTCAATGAAGTATATAACGACCGTGGTAGTAGTTTTAATACCACGAATAGATGTAAGGCAAACTACTTAACCCAAGTCTTAATGAACTCAAGTAGTAATTACGAATTAGTTAGCCTAGGTACCAGACTTTGTTATTATCCACCAGAATCACTACCAACCGAAGAACTTTAATAATATGAAATATAATATTGATTATTCAACAACATCACATCCTGAATTACTCTTAGTAGGGAGTCAGGGTAACACAAACACATGGAGAGTTTACTTTGATGAAGAGAAGAAAGTAGATACATATAGGGAAGGTGATAATTCTTATAGCGTTGAAACTTTCAAGGCTAAGTATATTGAAACCTCCAAATCTAAGTCTGAGGAAGTAACAGCCCTACAACTTATCAAAGAAGCGAAGATAGCTGACCTTGAATCTTTTGATAGTAGTGATAATATTAACTGCTTCTACCTAAATAGTATGCCTGTTTGGTTAGATAAGGAGACTAGAGTAGGAGTTATGAATAGTACTAGAATTCAGAAAGACATGGGTTATCAGAATACTACTTTCTGGATTGGTACATTTAAGATTGAGATTCCTTGTGACTTAGCGATACAACTACTGAGTGCTATCGAAGTTTATGCAATGAACTGTTTTAATAGGACAGCAGAGCATAAAAAAACAATAGGTGAGTTAACTTCTGTAGGTGATGTTGTTAAGTATGATTTTGAAAAGGGATATCCGGATAAATTAAATATTACAGTATGATACTATCTTGGATATCTTTCATAATACTACTTACATATATACTCTGGACAACTACTAAGTACGGTATCCCAGAGTCACTATCACAAACATACTATCACATACCGAGGGGATTTATTTTTACACTCACTATCTGGATCTGTAATTTCCTTATTGTTCCGCAGGCTATGGATATGACTGGAGACCTTAAGATTATTCCATTCTTAGGTATTCTTGGTTCATTGCTAGTAGGAGCCGCGCCGAGAGTTAGAGATGAGGATAGAACAGTACATAACATAGGAGCCATTGTCAGTGCAGTATTTTCTCAAATCTTCGTGGCAGTCTATGGAAATCCTTGGAGTATGTTAGCTTGGATTCCGGCGCTTTTCTTACTAGCGGTGTCTATTAAGTTTGACCCACGTGAATTAAGAAGGCCAGGACTAGAAGCTAAGATAGATACAGTCAGATTTGTTTTTTGGTGTGAAATGGTATGTTACTTCACATTATATACTAGCTTATTGGGAGGAATATGAGAAACTTAAAAACATTCAGAACTAAAGCAGAATATGATCAGGCACTAGCGGAGGGACTAATACCTAATCCTTGTGTATCAGTAGTGGAAGGAAAAGTCTACTACTACCCTGACATAGAAACGCCAACCCCTAGTGATGCTGAACTACGAATGAAAAACCAAGTCCTAGATGTAAATGAGACTGGACGTGTAGAGGCAGAAAAAGCTAGGGAGAAAAAAGAAAAAGATAGACAAGCAGCCGAATTACTCAGAGTGCAGGCAGAGGAGGATAGAAAAACTGCAGAGCTAGAAAGAACCACAAAGTATACACAGTGGGATCAAGCAGAACAAGGTAGAGCTAGTTCCGAAACACAAAGGGCAGCTGAGTATGAGACGCTGAAAAATAAATTAACAAGTGCCGCAGGTAGTGTAGAAGAAATTAGAGATCACCTTCCTTATGTCGGGACTGATAACTATGTGTACGAATGGAACACAGCGCAGTCAAGATTCGATAAGACAGAGAAGTATGTAAGGGGTGAACGAGGTGAGAGTGGTAAGCTAGTGAAAGTAGTAAAGGACGCAGGGACAGACTTAAATGTAACAATAGAGCCTGGTACTTTCACAGAGTGGACAGGAGAACTTAGTGGAAACCTAACAATAGCACTGGGACAAGGTAGTAGTGAGTATGTAAACGAATATGCAGTTAGATTTACAACAGGCACTACAATACCTAGAATCACATTCCCAAGTAGTGTTAAGGTACCTAGAACATTTATTATCCTCCCTAATCACATCTACACCTGCACAATAGTTGATGGCGTGCTTGAATTCGGAGGACAGTCAAGATGAGCTTAATTAGTAGACTCCATCACGTTCTTGAAGGTAGTGTAAAGGATAGGTTTGTAGAGCTCAAGACGACTACCCCCATGGAAGAGCTTAGGAGGGTAGCTAATCTTGAAAACATACCACTAGAAAGACTGAAGTTTGTAGAGAGATTAGTGGACGGTGAATATGGATTACTAGATATGGAAGAGAATATATTTTACAGGACCGCTAAAGATGTTGAGAGAGGATTCGAGACATATAGTGGGACAATCATGACATTTGAAGACCCTGAGATAAAAAAATGGCTGGTTGCTAATATAGGTGGTGAACGAGGAATTACTAATAGTGTTTATGGTAAGGTAGGTGTAAGAGGTATTGCAGGAGAGGTAACCTATGAACAAGTACTAGCAGTAGAAGATGTATCAATACCTAGAAATAAAAATATAAGGAGGTTTAATGAACTTGTATACTTTAAAAACCTGAAGAGATTTACATTCCAGGAAAGTAGTATAGAAGAAATATCACTTCCTTACCTTTCTATTGAGATTAGAGCTGCATTCAATAATTGTACAAGACTAAGAAAGGTAACAACTAAGTATGGACTAGATTTAAGAACGGATCTCATTTTTAGATTTTGTAATTCTCTCGTTGATATAGATACAAGTAATTGGACACTCAGTGGTAGTAGTGCGGAAAGGCTATTTGAAGGCTGCAATTCATTGACCAGATTAGACTTGAGAAATCTAGAGATGGATAATGTAACCATCGCCCTTAATATGTTTTCTGGTTGTTCTTCCTTACAGTCCCTAGATACAAGTAAGTGGAATCTAGGAAACTTAAGTAATGGTCAGTCTATGTTCT